TTATCTGGTGTCATATTTCGCCGGGTCGAACTCCCGGTCTGTGTTCAAAAGCGAGGTGGCCGCCCGGCTGTGGCAGATGGCCAGGGCCAGGGCGTCGGCGGCGTCATCCGGCTTGGGAATTTCTTTCATGTGCAGCAGGTGCTGGGTCATCAGCATCACCTGGCGCTTTTCTGCCTTGCCATAGCCCACCACCGCCTGCTTCACCTGCATGGGGGTATACTCGAACACGGGCACCCCCAGCTTTTCTGCCGCCAGTAAGATCACGCCCCGGCCATGGGCCACGGCGATGCCGGTGGTGATATTTTTGGTGAAGAAGAGCTCCTCCACCGCCATCTCGTCGGGGTGAAAGGCGTGGATCAGCTCCTCCATGTCGTTGGAGATCTGCAGCAGCCGGTTGGACAACGGGATGCCCGGCGGCGTGGTGATGACCCCATAGCGCAGCAGCTGGTTCCGGTTCCGCTCCGCCCGGACCAGGCCAAACCCAATGGTAGCCACCCCGGGGTCGATGCCTAAAATGATCATGCCGCCCTCCCCTGTTCGCTGTTAGTCGTACTATTGTACCACAAAGTTTTGAAAATGGAAAGCAGAATAAACCGACTCATGAATTTCGGCAACCACTAAGATTAGTTTGCAGGCACCGAAAGGTGTCGGCAAGCTAATCTTTTTTCTTTTATTCAAGGAGGATGCACCATGAAAGTTGCCAACAAGCAGGAAGCCTGGAACAAAGTCAATGAGATTTTCCCCACTGACTACATCAAGGACGAGCACAGCAGCATCCGGGCCGGTTATCCCGTTTATCGGAGCACCGCCGAGGGCCACCATTGTGACTACATCTGTGACCTGGGTGACCGTCTGGAGGTAAACCTGGACAGCAGCCACCTTGAAACGGTCAACATCTGGATTGAGCACCCCACCCAGGAGCCCACCCAGGAACTCAGCGAGGAACGCAAGGAGCTTGCTAAGCGGCTCCAGAGAGCCACCTTTTGGTTTACCGGGGAGTATGTCAAAGAGCTGGCCAACAAAGAAAAAGAGGACGCCGCCATTAAGGCCCTGCAAGCTGAGCCCGATGATGGGCAGGTCAAGTGTATGGTGCTCACCGCTGAAAATAACGCCAAAGTAATGCTGGACTGCATCAAAGAGCTTATTCAAGCGGTGAATATCCTCACGGACCGTGAGGAGGATGTGGATGATTGGATGCTGGCAGGCATCACCGCCATGCTGGACAAGTGCAATGAACAAAAGGTCATCCCCTTTGACCTCCCCACCTCCATCTGCGGCCTCCTGGGCGCTGAATGGCGTAAATAAAGCACCCCCACCCCCAGCAAGAAAGGAAGTGAGAACATGGCGAGCTACGCTTTCGCAACGCTCCAGGCCCGGCAAACGCTCCAGGAGCTTTGGGAGCAAGGCAAAACGGTCAAAGACATGGCGGAGGCACTTGATGTGCCACTGTCCACGCTCTACACGGAACTGCGCCGGGGCCGTTCTGGGGTCCGCCTCCCGGACCAGCGATTGCAGTATGATGCTACCCTTGCCCAGCTCAGGATGCAGCAGGAACTTGAGCGGAGGGGAAAGCAGAGCCGCTGAGGCCATACCTGTCACCGCTTTTCACAAATCAAAGGAGGCACAACATGAAACCCATTATTTTGAGGACCCAGACCCGCACCGATGAGTGCATCGGCACCGTCCGGCTCACCCCGGAGGCGGAGAAAGTTGTCCGGCGGCTCCGCTTTAAGACCGGCTTGCCCATCCGCCAGATTGTTTCTGAAATCATCGTCCAGGCAGAAAGCCTCATTGACATCTCCGGGGACGATGATGAGGACGAAACCGACCAGTAAGGAGGACATACCAATGAAAACCGCTATTCTGAACATCGCCCCCGGTAAGACCGTGGACTACCACGGGGAGCCCTGCCTGGTGCTGGAGCACCGCAAGGACGGCACCCTCATGCTGCACCTGGACCAGATGACCCACGCCTTTGGCAGCTCCAACAACTTTGCCTCCAGCTCCCTGCGGGCCCACCTCAATGGCCCCTACCTGCGGAGCCTCACGGACGGCAACCCCGATGAGATCATCACCCGCACCGTGGACCTCACCGCTCTCAACGGCTCCAAAGAGTACGGCACCTGTGAGTGCAAGGTGGCCCCGCTCACCCTGGACGAGCTCCGCAAGTACCATGACATCCTGCCCCTGCCGGAGCGCTTTGAGTGGTCCGTCACCCCCTGGAGCACCCCCAAGGTCAATGAGGATGACACATGGGTCATGGGGCTGGACTCCGATGGCGATATCGGCGACGACTACTGCAACTACTCCTACGGGTCCCGCCCCGCTTTCCTCATTCCCTCCTCCCTCACCGTGGAGGCTGAGGACACCAACCCCCTGGAACAGTACAGCACCCGTGAGCTGGCGGAGGAGCTTTTCCGCCGCATCGCCAACTAAGGGGTGAGCTCCATGTCCGCCCATGAAACCACCCGGAGGCCTGCCAAGCGCAAGCGCCGCCGCAATTATGGCCCGGTCATCATCCTGGCGCTCATCTGCGCTGCTATCTTCGCCGCCGGTTATTGTGTGGGGGTGAGGGCTGCTGACAAAGCGGCCCCCACTCTCCCGGAGCCGGTCCTGGAGAGCACCAGCACACCGGAGCCTACCGAGGAGCCCAGCGTGGCCCCCTCCGCGGAGGAGGTCCTCTGGCGGGATGACATAGTGACAGACGGCAACCTCCTGGACTATGACCTCCAGGTGACCATGCAGGCCTGTTGTGAGGAGTACGGCGTCCCCTATGCTCTGGCGCTGGCCGTGGCCGATGTTGAGAGCCGCTTTGACCCGGATGCCACCAGCAGCACCAATGACTATGGCCTCATGCAAATCAACAAGGTCAATCATGGGTGGCTCCTGGAGCAAGGCATTGACCCCATGACACCAGCCGGGAACATTGAGGCCGGTGTCCTGTTCCTCTCCGACTACCTCACCGCCTACGAGGACCCGGAAATGGCCATCATGGCCTACAACTGCGGCCCCTCCGGTGCTCAAAAGCTGTGGGCCTCCGGTACATACCACACGGAGCACTCCACAAAGGTCATGGACCGCTTTGACTACTGGACAAGCATTTTGGAGGAGTAAGCCATGCCGTATTACTGGACCTGTCCCTATTGCGGGGCCAACCTGGACCCCGGAGAGAAATGTGACTGCCAAGAAAACACAAAGGAGGATGACATCCATGATGGAAATGAAAATCACCGTTGAGGCTCCCGATCTGGCCGCCTCTATCTTGAAACTGGCTGAGGCCATCGCCTCTGGCCCGGACCCGGCGCTGCTCATCCCGGATGAGCCGCTGCCGGTTTCCGCCTATCCGGCCACACCTGCCCCTGCGGCGGCTCCTGTGGCCCCCGTGGCGGCTCCTGTGAGCCCTGCGCCGGTAAACCCTACCCCGGGACCTGCGCCCACTATGGCGGCCCCTGTGGTGGCCCCTGTGGTGGCCCCCAGCCCCTCTCCCACGCCTGTGACCAATGCGCCGACTGCTGGCCCGACATCTGCCGCCCCTGGTAACACCCCCGCCCCTGCTGTGCCTGTTGCGGGAGCCCCTACCTATACCCTGGACCAAATCTCCCGGGCCGGTGCCTCCCTGGTTGACGCCGGGAAGATGCAGCAGCTTTTGGAGCTCCTGGGCCGCTATGGCGTGCAGGCCGTCACCCAGCTCAAGCCGGAGCAGTATGGCGCTTTCGCCACGGAGCTCCGGGGCCTGGGCGCTCAGATTTAAGGAGGTGCCCCATGCCTCCTGAGAAACACGCTTTGCTTTCTGCCTCCTCCGCCTCCCGCTGGCTCAAGTGTACGGCGGCCCCCCGCTTTGAGGAGGGGCTGCCGGAGAACACCAGCGAGTATGCGGAGGAGGGCCGCCTGGCCCACGCCATTGGTGAGCTCAAGGTCCTCAAGAAATGCACCCCCATGAGCACCCGGACCTACAACACCCGGCTCAATAAGCTCAAGAAAAACCCCCTCTATGACCCGGAGATGGACAAGACCACGGACCTCTACCTGGAGCACATCACGGAGCAGGTCATGGACTATGACAGCGCCCCAACCGTGGCCGTGGAGGTACGGGTGGACTTTTCGGACTATGTGCCGGAGGGCTTTGGCACCTGTGACTGCTGCATCATCGGCGGCGATCTGCTGAGCATCACCGACTACAAGCACGGCAAGGGCGTCCCGGTTTCCGCCGTGGGCAACCCGCAAATGAAACTTTACGCCCTGGGAGCGCTCCGGCGCTATGCCGCCGTGTTCGGTGACACCATCAAGCGGGTCCGCATGACCATTGACCAACCCCGGCTGGACAGCTACACCACGGATGAAATCACCGTGGAGGAGCTGAGGGCCTGGGGCGAGAGTATCAAGCCCATTGCCCAGCGGGCCTTTTCTGGTCTGGGTGAATTTGTCCCCGGTGACCATTGCCGCTTTTGCCGTGGCAAGGCCCAGTGCCGGGCCCGTGCCAATGTCAACACCGCCCTGGAGGACTTCAAAGGCTGTGTGCCTGCCGGGAGCATCCCGGCGGATGCCATGGTCCCCCAGGAGCACTCCCACACCGGAGCCATCACAGGTGAGGAGGTCCACCCGCTGCTCTCTGATGAGGAGATTGGCGATCTGCTGGAGCGTGGGGCCCAACTGGTCCAATGGTACAAAGACCTGGAGGCCTACGCCACGGAGGCCCTGCTGGCGGGCAAAGAAATCCCCGGCTGGAAACTGGTGGCGGGCCGGAGCAATCGGACCTTTACCGACCAGGACGCCGCCATCCAGGCCGTCATTGCCGCTGGGTATGATGAGGCCCTGGTCTATGACCGCAAGCCCAAGACGCTCTCTGAGCTGGAGAAACTCATGGGCAAGGCTGAATTTGCGGAGAAGATTGGCGGCTTTGTGACAAAGCCTCTGGGCAAGCCCACACTTGCCCCGGCCTCTGACAAGCGGGAGGCCTACGCCCCCGCCGCCTCTGATTTTGCCGGGGTGGTTGATGGATGAACGGCAGCGACTTTTTCACCATCCGGCACGGCTCTTTCCATGCGGCTGTCCTGTACTCCGCACTGGAACACCTGCCCATCCACAACCTCAAAAAGCTCTTTCGGCTGGCCAAAAAGGCCCATTTTGAAAATGAGGCCGCCATCCAGGGCATCCGGTCCTACTTTGACACCACCATCCCAGAGGCCCAGGAAACCATGAGAGCTGCCGCAAGAGCCTATGAGGACGGCTGGAAAAAGGTGGACAAGCCAAGGAGCCGCAACCCCAAAACGGTTGAGCAGCTCCGCATCAACAAAGAGCTCACCACCCGTTTCAAGCAAGCCCACGCACGCTATGAGCGGCTGGTGGCATCCCGCAAGGTATTTGAGGAAACCCTCTTTCCCGATACGAAACACCCAATGAATTAAGAAAAGGAGATCAAGGATTATGTATCAGAATGACCCCATGAAAGTGCTGACCGGTGAGGTGCGCCTCTCCTACTGCAACCTGACCACCCCCAGGGCCTCCCAGCAGGGCGGTGAGCCCAAGTTTTCCGTCACCCTGCTCATCCCCAAGACCGACACGGCCACCAAGGCGGACATTGACGCCGCCATCAACGCCGCCGCTCAGGAGGCCTTGACCAAGACCTGGAACGGGGCCCGCCCCCCGGTGCTCAAGGTGCCTATCCATGACGGTGACGGCGTGCGCCAGTCCGGTGTCCCCTTTGGCGATGAGTGCAAGGGCCACTGGGTCATCACCGCCAGCACCAAGAACAAGCCCCAGGTGGTGGGCATCGACAACATCAACTGTGAGCTGGCCCCCTCCGACATTTACAGCGGCATGTATGGCCGTGTGACCATCCGCTTTTTCGGCTACTCCAACAGCGGCAACAAGGGCATCGGCTGCGGCCTGGGCAATGTCCTCAAGACCCGTGACGGGGAGCCTCTGAGCGGCCAGGCCTCCGCCGCCTCTGACTTTGCAGGCATCGGAGCCGCCCCCACCGCTCCGGCCCCCAACTACGGTGCCCCCGCTCCCAACTACGGTGCGGCCCCCGTGCCCGCCAGCACCCCGCCCTGGAACGGCGGCAACGGCATCAACCCCATCACCGGCCAGCCCATGTGATAAGGAGGCCCACTCATGCACCATCTCAGCATTGACCTTGAAACCTACTCCAGCGTGCCGCTGGCAAAGGCCGGTGCCCAGAAGTACATCCAGAGCCCGGACTTTGAAATCCTGCTCTTTGCGTTCAGCCTGGATGGTGCGCCTGTTGAAATCATCGACCTGGCCCGGGGGGAGAGGCTCCCCCCGTGGCTGGTCCAGGCCATCACCAGCCCGGAGTACATCAAGCACGCCTACAACGCCCCCTTTGAGTGGGGCTGCCTCTCAAAGTATCTGGGCACCCTGCCACCCAGCCAATGGCGCTGCACCATGTTCCATGGCCTCTACTGTGGCTACACGGCGGGCCTGGATGCCACTGGCAAGGCCCTGGGGCTCCCCCAGGACAAGCAAAAGCTCAACACTGGCAAGGCCCTCATCCGCTATTTCTGCATACCGTGCAAGCCCACAAAGGCCAACGGACAGAGGACCCGCAACCTGCCCCAGCATGACCCCGCAAAATGGGAGCTTTTCAAAGAGTATTGCAAGCAGGATGTGGTCACGGAGATGGAGATTGAGCGGCGGCTCTCAGCGTTCATGCCCCCGGACTGGGTGCAGAAACAATGGGAAACCGACCTCATCATCAACGCCCGGGGTGTGGCCGTTGACCTGGAGCTGGTCACCGGGGCCCTGTATCTGGGTGATACCGTGCGCCAAAACCTCACAGCGGAGGCCGTGCGGCTCTCCGGTCTGTCCAACCCCAACAGCGTGGCCCAGCTCTCCGCATGGCTCCAGGAGGAGATTGGTGAGGAGCTGGCCGATCTGAGAAAGGACACCGTGGCCCGCCTGCTGGGCCGTGACGATAACAGCGCCCAGGTGAGCCGCATGTTGGAAATCCGGCAAGAGCTGGGCAAGACCTCCACCAAAAAGTATGACGCCATAGAGGCCGCCGTCTGCGAGGATGGCCGGGTCCGGGGGCTGCTCCAATTCTACGGGGCCAACCGGACCGGGCGCTGGGCCGGGCGGCTGGTGCAGGTGCAAAACCTGCCCCGGACCTACACGGAGCCGCTGGACCTTGCCCGGGAACTGGTCAAGGACCGCAAGCTGGACGCTCTGCGGCTCATCTATGGCAGCGTGCCTGACACCCTCAGCCAGCTCATCCGCACGGCCTTTGTGGCCCCGGAGGGGCATGTCCTCATTGATGCTGACTTTTCGGCCATTGAGGCCCGTGTCATTTCCTGGCTGGCCGGTGAGCAATGGCGGCTGGAGGTGTTCCGCACTCACGGCAAAATCTATGAGGCCTCTGCCTCTCAGATGTTCGGCGTGCCCCTGGAGCTCATCAAAAAGGGAAACCCAGAGTATGCACTCCGGCAAAAGGGCAAGGTGGCTGAGCTGGCCCTGGGCTACCAGGGCAGCACCGGGGCCCTCATCACCATGGGAGCCCTGGACATGGGGCTCACTGAGGAGGAGCTGCCGGACATCGTGAGCCGCTGGAGAGAGGCCAACAAGCGCATCCGTGACCTCTGGTATTCCATGGACAGCGCCGCCGTCCAGGTTATCACAGAGGGCGGCAGCGTGGGCGTCAACGGCCTGCTGCTGGCCCGTGAGTACGACTATGACAACGGCACCGACTGCCTCACCATCCTGCTCCCGTCCGGGCGCAAGCTCTACTACATCAACCCCAGCATTGGCCAGAACGAATGGGGGCGGCCCTCCATCTCCTACATGGGCATGGACCAGAAAACCAAGCGGTGGAAACGCATTGAAACCTACGGCGGCAAGCTGGTGGAGAACTGCGTGCAGGCCATCGCCCGGGACTGTCTGGCCGCATCCATTGACAGGCTGGAGGCCGCCAAGCTCCCCGTGGTGTTCCATGTGCATGATGAGGTGGTCATTGATGTGGCCCCCTTTGCCGATGAGGACACCATGCTCTCCACCGTCTGCTCAATCATGGGGGAGCCTGTTCCCTGGGCACCTGATCTGCCCCTCAAAGCCGCTGGCTGGGTGGGCTACTACTTCACCAAAGACTGATAAAGGAGGCCAAGACCATGCACATGATAAATGACAAAGGAGATGCCGTCTATTTCAACTATGTCCGCAAGAACAACAAAGACTATTGGGTAGTCAAGGGCATCGGCTCCACCGTTGTCTATGGGCGGGACCGTGAGCGCCGCAAAAGCCGCCACTTCACCCAGGAGCAGCAGGCGGAGCGCTACCTTGCCCGGCATGGTTTCCGTGCCGATTGAGCGCCGTTTTTTCCGGCGGAAAAATCCACCGTTTTATAACAACCTCTAAATCACTTTAGCCCCCCCCCGCCAGACAGCGGTGGCGGGGCGTGGGAGGGCTCTATTTGAAATACATTGCATCCTGCTCTTTCGGGAAAGACAGCCTTGCCATGATACTCACTATAATCAAACACGGCTTGCCTCTGGATGAGGTCATCTATTGTGAGGTTATGTTTGACGAACAAATCAGCGGAGAATACCCAGAGCACGCCGCTTTCATCCACAACAAAGCCATCCCCATCCTTGAACTTTGCTATGGCCTCAAAGTAACTGTGCTGAGAGATAAAACCACCTATAAAGAGAATTGCTACCACATACGGACAAAAGGAAAGCGAGTAGGGACCCCACTGGGCTTTCCATCCAGGCTGGCAAACTGGTGCAACGGCTACTTAAAAATGCGCCCCATAAATACCTACCGTAAGAGCCAGACGGACGCCATCCATGAGTATGTAGGAATTGCAGCAGACGAGCCAAAACGACTTGAACGCTTGCGAAAATCCCCCACTTCATCTGCTCCTCTTGCAGACTTCGGAATTACGGAAGCAGAGGCCCTGGAAATATGTAGAGAGCATTTTCTGCTTTCGCCTATTTATAAGACACAAGAGCGCAATGGCTGCTGGTTTTGTCATAATGCCAGAATTGGGGAAATGCGTTCTCTTTGGAAATACCATCCAGAATTGTGGGCAGAACTGCATGAAATTCAAAGTATATCTGAAAATCCATTCACGAACAGGGCCAGTATTTTTGACCTTGAAAAGCGTTTTGAAAAGGAGGCTCAAACGCCATGAAAATCATCTCCCCCAGTTTTGAAATCATGTCCCTGGTGGACGGCAAAGCCGTCCTCAACCACATTGAGAAGTGTGGCCGGGTGTGCTACAAGTCCGAGGACAAAATCACCGAAACCAGCGCCGCCGCCTTTGTGGCGGGCATCATCAAGCGGGGCCATGAGGCCGTGCTGGAGCATTTCAACATCACCGTCAAGTTTATCTGTGACCGGGGCGTGTCCCATGAGCTGGTCCGGCACCGCCTGGCCTCCTACTGCCAGGAGAGCACCCGCTACTGCAACTATTCCAAGGACGGCTTTGGCCGGGAAATCACCGTCATCCGCCCTGTCTTTTTGGCGGAGGGAACGCCCGGCTGGGACATCTGGCGGGATGCCTGCCGCTGTGCTGAGGACGCCTATTTTGACATGCTCACCTTTGGCTGCTCGCCGCAAGAGGCCCGCTCTGTGCTGCCCAACAGCCTCAAGACGGAGGTGGTGATGACTGCCAACCTCCGGGAATGGCGGCATTTCTTTAAGCTCCGCACGGCCCCGGCGGCCCACCCCCAGATGAGAGAGGTGGCCATCCCGCTGCTCCGCCGGATGCAGGAGCTCATCCCCGCTGTGTTTGATGATCTGGAGGTGCCGCATGAAAAGAGCTGAAATCCTTGAGGCCGCCCGGGTCTGCGTCTGCGGAGAGCGTGAGCAGGACTATGGCACCCCGGAAAACAACTTTGAAACCATCGGCCTGTTGTGGGGTGTCTACCTGCGGGCAGCTCACCCGGAGCTGGCCAAGGTCATGGCCGTCAACCACATCACCGCCAAGGATGTGGCCGCCATGATGGGGCTGCTCAAGGTGGCCCGGATTGCCACCGGAAACAAAGCGGACAGCTTTGTGGACCTGGCCGGTTATGCGGCATGTGCTGGCGAGATTGCCACCGCTGAGAAATGAAAAAGGAGGAACACCGTGACTGACCTGAAAATTTTTGCCCAGACGATTGAGCCGGAGGCCATGGCTCAAATTGAGAAAATGGCCGCCGCCCCTGTGGCGGAGGGCTCCAAAATCCGTATCATGCCGGATTGCCACGCCGGGAAAGGCTGTACCATCGGCACCACCATGACCATCCATGACCGGGTGTGTCCCAACCTGGTAGGCGTGGACATCGCCTGTGGTGTCATGCTGGCCTATACCAACATCACCTTTGAGGAACGGCTTGAGGAACTGGATGCCGCAATCCGAAAAAGAGTGCCTTGCGGGAGAGCTGTTCACGCCTGCCGTTACCCTGTTTACACGGAGCTCGAAAAAATGTACTGCTGGGACGCTCTGCGGCAAGACACCAAAGAGCTTGCCATGAGGAGCGCCGGGACCCTGGGCGGCGGAAACCACTTCATTGAGGCCTATGCTGGCGGCGCTTTGTGCGTCCACACGGGGAGCCGCAACATTGGCCTCTCTGTGGCCAACTACTACCAGGGTATTGCCGCCCGGAAAAGCAAGCAGCGGGGACGCCCGGACCTCTCCCAGATTGAGCCCCAGCAGCGTGAGGCACGGCTCAAAGAATGGAAAGCCGCTGTGAAAGCGGCTGGCCCGGATGACCTTGCCTATCTGGAGGGCGAGGACCTGGAGCACTACCTGCACGACTGCGCCATCATCAACGCCTTTGCCAGAACGAACAGGGAAACCATCATCCACAACATCCTTGATGAAATGGGAGGTTTCCTCTTTGAGTGCCACGACACCATCCACAACTACATTGACACCGCCGCCGGGGTGCTGAGAAAAGGGGCCGTTTCCGCCAAGGCCGGGGAAAAGCTGACCATTCCCCTCAACATGCGGGACGGCATCCTGGTGTGCATCGGCAAAGGAAATGAGGACTGGAACTGTTCCGCTCCCCACGGAGCCGGGCGGCTTTACTCCAGAAAACAAGCTAAGCGTAAATTCTCACTTGCACAGTATGAGGCCTCCATGGCCGGTATCTACACCACCTGTGTGAATTTTGACACGATGGATGAGGCCCCCTTTGCCTATAAGGACATGGAGGAAATCATCTCCTGCATCCAGCCCACTGTTTTCATTGAGGAGCGGCTGGTGCCCGTCTACAACTTCAAAGCTGGAGATTGACCAGATGGACACGCAAAAGGAAAAACGCCCTCTGAGCTCTCTGCCTCTTTTCTCCCGTGTAAATTGGGAGGGCATAGTGTGGGAAGTCATAGGGCACCTGGAAAACAAGGTTATACTACGAGCCGCCCAGGATGTTCCGATGGACAAGTTGAAAGAAATAAGAGAAAAGGAGGCTTTGACCAATGAGCAAGCGCAAAAAGCACCGCCGGGGAGGTGCTGAACAATGACCCCTAAACCCTGGGAGAACGGTGAGGGCTACCCTGACCCCACCGCCTACAACGCCCTGCGGCCCATCATGCAGGAGGACGCCGCCCTGGAGGGAAAGGTCAATTTTCTCATCAAGGTGCTCAAATTCATCATAGCGGAAAGCGGCTTTGAGCTGCTGGCCCGCATTGAAATCAAGGACAAAAAGACTGGGAGGTGTTTTAGATGACCCCATGGGAAACCGCTGTCTGCCAGCGGGCCGTTGATACCTACGGCGAGGAGCCCCAGCTCATCATCTGCATGGAGGAGATGGCCGAGCTGACCAAAGAGCTCACCAAGCACCTCCGAGGGCGTGACAACCTCCCCCAGATTGCGGAGGAGGTGGCCGATGTTGAGATCATGCTGGAGCAAGTCAAGCTCCTCTTTGACCTGCGGGACGCCGTTGCTGACGCCAAAGAGGCCAAGCTGCTCCGTCTGCGGGAGCGCATCATCAAAGACACTGGGCGGCAGGACTACCCCACCAGCTTGTGCAGAAAATGGCTGGTGGAAAACCACGGTGCCGCCGTGGGAAAGAATGTCACGGCCATGCTCTCTACCCATGAACTGAAAAACCCAGAGTAAGAGGTGCCCGCCCATGCAATATGACCGCAAAATAACAATATCAGCCGGAAGTAACCGGCGGGCCATGACCTGGCAGCAGCAAACCATGCTCATCTCTGAGCTGTGGGCCAGGCTCCAGACCCCGGCCAGAGGCACGGAAACCCTGGCTGAATATCTGAATATGAAAAAGGCCCAGCAGGATGACCTCAAGGATGTGGGCGGCTTTATGGCCGGCACACTGTCCGGTCCCCGGCGCAAGGCCAACAATGTGACCGGGCGTGATGTCATCACCCTGGACCTGGACAACATCCCCTCCGGCGGCACGGAGGATGTCCTGCGCCGGGTGGACGCTCTGGGGTGCGGCTATTGCATTTACAGCACCAGAAAGCACAGCCCGGCAGCGCCCCGCTTGCGTGTTCTGCTGCCTGCTGACCGTACCATGACGGCGGATGAGTATGAGCCCGCCGCCCGGAAGATGGCGGAATACATAGGCCTGGAGCTGATGGACCCCACCACCTTTGAGGTATCCCGGCTCATGTATTGGCCATCCTGCTGCTCTGACAGCCAGTATGTCTACCGCTGGCAGGACAAGCCCCTCATCTCCGTCAACGGCCTGCTGGCCCAATATGCCGACTGGCAGGACTGCACCGCCTGGCCCCAAGTGCCGGGCGCTCTGAGCCTCCCCAAGCTGGCCGTCAAGCAGGGTGACCCGGAGGCCAAGACCGGCGTGGTGGGCGCTTTCTGCCGCACCTATGACATCTACCGGGCCATGGATGAGCTCATCCCCGGCATGTATGAGGCCGTGGACACTATGCCTGGCCGCTACACCTACCTGGGCGGCTCCACCACCGGCGGCGCTGTGATCTACGACAACGGCAAATTCCTTTACAGCCACCACGCCACTGACCCGTGCAGCGGGCGGCTGGTCAATGCCTTTGACATGGTACGCCTCCACCGCTTTGGGGACAAGGACGATGAGGCCCAGCCTGGGACCCCCACAAACCGCCTGCCGTCCTACAAGGCCATGTGTGAGCTGGCGGTCCAGGACGCCGATGTGGCCGCCCTGATGAGCCAGGAGCGCTACCAGGAGGCCGTCCGGGACTTTGAGGGTGTGGAGCCTACCAATGAGGAGGACCCCGCCAACTGGATGGCCAAGCTGGCCGTGAACACCCAGACGGGGCTCCCCAAGGCCACCATTGACAATGTGTGGATTATCCTGGAGCATGACCCCCTCCTCAAAGGCAAGTTTGCCCTCAACCAATTTGCGGGCCGTGGTGAGGTCCTGGGACCCCTGCCGTGGGACAACCGCACGGAGCGCCGCTTTTGGGATGACAACGACAACCAGGGCCTCTACTGGTACATGGAGAGATACCACCACATCACCGGCAATGGAAAGATTGACGGGGCCCTCTCCCTGCACTCCACCGCCCATGCTTTCAACGACATCCAGGACTACCTCCGGGGCTTGACCTGGGACGGGGTGCCACGCCTGGACACCCTTTTCATTGACTACCTGGGGGCCGTGGACAGCCCCTACACCCGGGCCGTCACCCGCAAGTCATTCACCGCCGCCGTGGCCCGTGCCATGGTCCCTGGCACCAAGTATGACACCATGCTCATCCTGTCCGGGGCGCAAGGCCTGGGCAAAAGCACCCTGTTGGACAAGATGAGCCGGGGCTGGTTCAATGACAGCATCCGCACCTTTGAGGGCAAGGAGGCCTCTGAGCTGCTCCAGGGCGTCTGGCTGGTGGAGATTGCGGAGCTGGACGCTTTCCGGCGCACAGACATTGCCCGCATCAAGCAGTTTCTTTCCCTGCGGGCTGACCGTTTCCGGGCCGCCTATGGCCGCCATGTCAAGGAGCTGCCCCGCTGCTGCGTCTTTTTCGGCACCACGAATGTGAGCGCCTACCTCCAGGACAGGACCGGCAACCGCCGTTTCTGGCCCGTGGATGTGGGCCTGGGCCCCGTCACAAAGAATGTGTGGGCCGATCTGCCGGGAGAGATTGACCAGCTGTGGGCGGAGGCCGTGGTCCGCTGGAGGACCGGAGAGGCCCTTTTCCTCAAAGGTGATCTGGAGGAGGCCGCCAAGGCCAAGCAGGAGGAGCACCGTGAGGTGAGCACCCGGGAGGGCATCATCACGGACTTTCTGGAGCGCCAGGTGCCGGAGGACTGGCCCAGCTGGCCGCTGGACCGCCGCCGCATGTTCTGGGCCGGGGCCGTGCAGGGTGATGTCAAGCTGGTGGACCGTGACCGGGTGTGTGCCCTGGAGGTCTGGTGTGAGGCCCTGGACGGCAAGCAGCGGGATATGAGATACAGCGACACGGCGGAAATCAACAGCATCATTGAGGCCTCTGCTGACTGGGAGAAAAGCGCCAACTCCATGCGCTTTGGCTATTGCGGAAAGCAGCGTGGTTTTCTCCGCCGGAGGGACATTTGACCCCCGGAACATTGAGCGGAACATTGGGTGGAACATTCAAAAAACGGCCTCCAATGTTCCGGGACATGTTCCGGGCAATGTTCCGGGCAATGTTCCGGGCAAAACCCTTGAAAACACTGGATTTTTTGGCAAGTGGAACATTGGAACATTTAATTTCTATTGATTGTGAAATAGAGAAAATAGAGAGAAAAAAAACTCTCTAACCCGCCTGTATGCGTATATGTATAGAAATCAATGTTGACAATGTTCCACCCCCTCAGATTGGAGGTTGAAAAGCGTGAGAGAAAGCAGCATAGAAAGCTACCTTGTCCGCAAGGTGAAAGAGCACGGCGGCCTATGCTATAAGTTTGTGTCACCCGGCAATCCTGGTGTGCCTGACCGCATCATCATCACCCCCACCGGCAAGACGGTGTATGTGGAGCTGAAAACAGAGATTGGGAGGCTGGCCAAGGTGCAGAAGTGGCAGCGGAGCGAGATGGAGAAACGGGGGGCGGATGTCCGTGTGCTTTATGGCATGGATGCCGTGAAAGACTTTTTGAGGGAGGTTTTCACCGATGCAGTACACCCCGCATAACTACCAGGCCTACTGCATCCAGCGGGTGGTGGAGGACCCGGCCATTGGGCTGTTTCTCCGGCCAGGCCTGGGCAAAACCGTCATCACTCTCTCCGCTGTCAACATCCTCAAATATTTCCGCTGGCAGGTGGCCAAGGCCCTGGTGGTGGCCCCCAAAAAGGTGGCAGAGGCCACCTGGAGCAAGGAGGCGGCCAAGTGGGACCACCTCCAGCATCTCCGGGTGTCCACTGTCCTGGGGAGCGCCAGCAAGCGCATCAAGGCCCTCAACACTCCGGCGGATGTCTATGTGACCAACCGGGAGAACTTTGAGTGGCTGGTGGACTACTACCAGCAGGCCTGGCCGTTTGATATGGTCATCTTTGATGAGAGCACCAGTTTCAAGAACTCCCAGAGCAAGCGTTTCAAGGCCGCCAAGCGCATCCGCCGGTTTATCAAAAAAGTGGTGCTGCTGACCGGCACGCCGTCCTCCAAAGGCTTGATTGATCTGTGGGCCCAGGTGTACCTCCTGGACGGTGGTGAGCGCCTGGGGCCGTCCCTGTCCGCCTATCGGGAGCGATATTTTGACCCGGACAAGAGGAGCCGGACCCAGATTTTTTCCTATAAGGCCAAGGACGGAGCTGAGAGCGCCGTGCTGGATGCCATCTCAGACATCTGCATCTCCATGAAAGCGGAGGACTATTTGCAGCTGCCAGACTTCATCCAGCATGAAATCCCTGTCCTCCTGGACGCCAAGGCCAAAAAGGCCTATGACCAATTTGAGCGGGACCTGCTGCTGGAGGTGGATGAGGACATCATCACAGCAGGCACCGCCGGGGTGCTGGTGGGCAAGCTGCTGCAATTCTGCAATGGGGCCGTGTACGGCAATGATGGCAAGGTGGTCCCCGTCCATGACTGCAAGCTGGAGGCTTTCACGGAGCTGCTGGAGCAGCTGAACGGGGAGCATTGCCTCACATTCTACGGCTACCAGCACGACAAGGACCGCATCCTGGAGCGCCTTGAGAAGTACAACCGGGGCCGGGCCGAAAAGCTGAGGGTCCGGGTGTATAAGGGCGTGGAGGATGAGGAGGCCTGGAACGCCGGAGAGGTGGATGTGCTACTGGTGCATCCGGCCTCCTGTGCCTACGGCCTCAACCTCCAGGCTGGTGGCCGCCATGTGGTGTGGTACGGCCTCAACTGGAGCTTTGAGCTGAATGACCAGGGAAACTGCCGCCTGTACCGGCAGGGCTCCCCATACGAAAAAGTGTTTGTGCATTACCTCATTGTGCAGGGCTGTGAGGATGAGGATGTCATGGCCACCATACGGGACCGGGCAGACACCCATGAGGCTGTCATGCGGGCCCTAAAGGCCAGAATACGCAAGGTAAAGGAGAGTGCAACATGAGCAATCCAACAGTGATTTTGAACGGTGACCAGATTTATTGTGATGAACTCATCCGGGAAAATGCCAGGCTGACTGTGCAGCATGAGGTGGACCGGCAGAAAATTGCGGGCCTGGAGCAACAGATTGCGGACCAGGCGGAGAACATCGCCAGTCTGGAGGTCCACTCCTACGCACGGGAGGACTTTGACAATTTGCAGCATTACAAGAAAATGTTGATAAAGGCCATGGCGGATTTGCGCTATGTCATGGCTGGCGGTGACCCCTGCAAGGTGTGCGGCAAAAAGTGCATGATGGGTGAGGGCAACTGCCAGCCGGTCTGGAGAGGCGGCGATGTGGAATGACCTTGAAAGAACTGTCCCAGCTGTATTACTTAAACCGGGAGATTGAGATGGACAAGCGCCGCCTCCAGGAGCTTGAGGTCAAAGCGCTGCCGGGGGCTCAGGTCATCACCGGGATGCCCCACGCCCCGGGCGTGACGGACAAGGTGGGAGAATATGCGGCGGAGATTGCCGATCTGCGGGGCATCATTGAGGCCAAGCACCAGCAATGCCTCTATGAGCGGAGCCGCCTGGAGCGTTACATTTCCGGCATTGATGACAGCCTCCTCCGGCAGATATTCACCTATCGTTTCATCAACGGGCTCCCCTGGCGGCAGGTGGCCGCCTGCATCGGCGGAGGGAATACCGAGGACGGATGCAGAAAAGCCGTGAAACGGTATCTGGAACGGAACTAAAAGAGATTGTCCGTTTTGTCCGGTGTACTTATGTTACACTTGCATAGCGGGTATAGCCTCATCATGGTTTTACCTCCTTTGAGGGTGGCGGCGGGGTGACGGAGCAGGCACCAGACCCCCGCCGCCATTCATTATGTCTTTTTGGCTGCTTTTCTCACAGAAAAGCGGCTTTTTATTATGTTTTGGGGTGGTGAGCGTGGCAAAGCTGAATGACAGACAAGAGCGGTTTGTGGATGAGTACCTGGTGGACCTCAATGCCACCGCCGCCGCAAAGCGGGCCGGGTACAGCGAAAAAACAGCCAGGAGCCAAGGGCAAAGGCTGTTGACGAATGTTGACATACAAGCCGCAATCCAAAAGCGCCAGGCAAGGCTCCGGGGCAAGCTGGAAATCACCCAGGAGCGGGTGCTGGAGGAGCTGGCTGCCATAGCCTTTGCCAACGGCACGGACTTTGCGACCATCAACCGCAACGGCCTTGTCCGGCTCATCCCCACGGATGATCTGCCGGAGGACAAGAAAAAGGCCGTTGCCTCCATCAAGGAGGGCCAATATGGCACGGAGGTCAAGCTCTATGACAAGGTAAAGGCGCTGGAGCTGCTGGGCAAGCACCTGGGTGTGTTTGACAGCGGCAATGGTCCTGGCAATGAGCAGGAAAACAACATCTTTGAGGTCATTGACCAGAGCACCAGAGAGGAGATAGACACGGATGAAATACCAGAGATTGAGCCCCCGGCAAAACCTGGCCATGACCTGGTGGAATAGGCCGGGCCTTGAGGGCTATGACGGCATCATCTGTGACGGCTCCATCCGATCTGGCAAGACCGTGGCCATGACCGTGGGCTTTGTCATGTGGGCCATGAGCCGCTTTCAAGGCCAAAACTTTGCGCTGTGCGGCAAGACCATTGAGAGCCTGCGGCGCAATGTGACCTCCAACCTGCCCAACTGGCTGGCTGGGGTGTTCTCTTTTCGGGAATACCGCACGGAAAACAAGATTGTGGTGACCGCCGCCGGGCGGAGCAACAACTTTTACCTGTTCGGCGGGCGGGATGAAAGCAGCGCCTCTCTCATCCAGGGCATCACCCTGGCGGGCGTCCTGCTGGATGAGGTGGCACTCATGCCCCGCTCCTTTGTGGAGCAGGCCTGTGCCCGCTGCTCCGTGGACGGCTCAAAGCTCTGGTTTAACTGCAACCCAGAGGGGCCGTCCCATTGGTTTTATCTCACATGGGTGCTGGAGGCCGCCAAGCGGAACATGCTGCACCTCCATTTCACCATGGATGACAACCTCAGCCTCTCCGCCTCCGTCAAGGCCAGGTATGAGAGCCTTTACTCCGGCGTGTTTTATGACCGCTTTATCCGGGGCCTCTGGGTGGTGGCGGAGGGGCTGATTTACACCATGTTCAACAAGGATTTTCATGTGGTGCCGGATGTCCCCAGGCCCTATGACCGCTACTACATATCCATTGACTACGGCACGGCAAACCCCACCAGCATGGGGCTCTGGGGCCGTGTTGGCGGGAAATGGTATCGCATCCGGGAGTATTACTACAACAGCCGCAAGGTGGGCCGCCAGCTCACCGATGAGGAGTATTATGCAGAGCTGGAAAAGCTGGCCGGTGATCTGCCCATCCGGGCGGTCATCGTGGACCCCTCAGCGGCCAGCTTTATTGAGGCCATCCGGCGGCATGGGCGCTTTTATGCTGAAAAGGCCTCCAACTCTGTGCTGGCGGGCATCCGGGATGTGGCCACCAGGCTCCAGAGCGGGGACATCTTCATCTGTTCCTGCTGCACGGACTGCATCCGGGAGTTTGGGCTCTACCGCTGGGATGAAAAGGCCCCCATGGACCGGCCCATCAAGGAGAATGACCACGCCATGGACGATGTGCGCTATTTTGTCCACAAGGTATTTGCGCCCGAGATTTTCAGCTTTTGAGGTGCGCCATGGGAAGTGTAAGTAAACTGAGCGATAAGTGTAAAAAGTGCCCCCATGTGAGCTGTTGCGATAAGAAACGGAAAATGGCATGTGCTATTGCAGAATTGCCGGAGCCTATGGTTGAGGCCAATGTTTCTGCAAATACGGCTCTGGTGATGGCGGATGTTTTGGTCAAGCACAATTACCGAGATGTGCATATTGGGCCCGAAACCATAACGGTTGATCTGGAGGACATCAAAGAGCGGCTGTCCAGAGATTTTTATAAAGCGGCGGGCCTCTCTATTGGTTTGTGAGGTGCGCCATGTTTGAGCAGCAGTATGTTTTATCTAAGATTGAGCAATGGGCAGAGCGCCTGCCATACCGCACCTTGCGGATTGAGGTGGAGCTCCCAGGGCAGACCCTCACGCTGGAGAAGTGTAAAGCCCGGCCCATTGGATTTAATACCCCCCCGAAAATGCCAAAAAGGAGGTGATGCACGGTGGTGGTGCTTAATTTGCGGGATGATTGCGTGGCCAGAGCGGCCACCAATTTCCGCCGGGGCATGACGGACAAGCGCTTTTTGGAGCTTGAAATCACGGCCTGGCTGGGCTCCAAAGAGCGCAAACGGCAGCTGGCCGGTGAGGCCTACTATGACGGGGACCAGGAGGTGCTCCGCCGCAAGCGCATTGCCCTGGATGATGACGGGCATGTCAAGGTGCTGGACCACCTGCCCAACAACCGACTGGTCCACAACATCTATGCCAAGATGGTGGACCAGAAAACCAATTATTCTTTTGGGCGGCCTTTTTCTTTTGATACAGAAAACAAGGCCTATGCGGAGGCCCTCTCCACCGTCTTTGGGTCCCGTTTTCAGCGGACCATGCACAACATCGGTGAGGGTGCCTGGATTGGCGGCAAGTGCTGGGTGTTCCCCTACTATGACCAAAACGGGGAGCTGGCTTTCCAGCGTTTTCCCGCTGATGAGGTCCTGCCTTTTTGGGCGGATGCTGACCACACCATCCTGGATGCCGCCGTCCATGTCTATGTAGTGCTGGAGTATGACGAAACCGAACAGACCAAGGATGTGGTCAAGGTGGAGGTCATGCACGGCGGCGGCGTGGATTGTTTCATCCGCCGGGATGACGGCACCCTGGAGCCGGACGATTTTGCCCGGTCCGGGCCATACATCACCACCACGGACCCCCAGACCGGCGAGAAAACCGGCTACAACTGGGAGCGCATCCCCCTGGTGTGTTTCAAGAGCTCTCACCATGAAATCCCCCTGCTGTCCCGGGTGAAATGTCTGCAAGACGCATACAACAACATCATCTCCAACTTTGCCAACCAGATGGAGGAGGACATCCACTCCACCATCCTGGTCATCAAGAACTATGACGGGGAGGACCTGGGGCGGCTGCGGGCCAACCTGGCCACCTACGGCATCATCAAGGTCCGCTCTTTTGAGGGCTCTGAGGGCGGGGTGGACACCCTCCAGATTGAGGTCAACGCCGAAAACTACAAGGTGCTGCTCTCTCTGCTCAAGGATGCCATCATTGAGAACGCCCGGGGCTATGATGCCAAGGATGAGCGCATGAGCGGAAACCCCAACCAGATGAATATACAGAGCATGTACTCTGACATTGATCTGGACGCCAACGGCATTGAGATGGAGTTTCAGGCCTCCATGGAGGAACTGCTCTGGTTTGTCAATAAGCACCTGGCCAACACTGGCCGGGGGAGCTTTGACGGCACGGAGGTCAAGGTCATCTTTGACCGGGATGTCCTCATCAATGAAACGGAGGCCATCAACAACTGCAAGAACTCCGTGGGCATCCTCTCTGATGAAACCATCGTGAAAATGCACCCCTGGGTGAGCGACCCGGAGCAGGAGCTCCAGCGCATCAAGGATGAGAAAGAGGAGGCCATGGCCGACCCCTACCAGGCCGCTTTTATGAAAAACCGGCAGAATGGAGGGGACGGCTCCGGCAATCCCGTGACCGATCAGAACGGCGGTGGCGGCAATGCCGAGGAATAACCTCCAGCGCAATGCGGACTACTGGGCCCAGCGCATGAAAAACATGGAGGACGCCCTGCTGGACCAGTCCTATTCCTATGTGGAAAACCTGGATGCTCAATTCCGGGCCGCTGAGGCCGAGATTGAGCGCCAGCTGTCTGCATGGTATGGGCGCTTTGCCGCCAATAATGACATCACCCTGGCCGATGCCAAGCGGCTGCTCAACAGTGATGAGCTGGCAGAGTTTCACTGGACCGTGGAGGAGTACATCAAGCACGGCGAGGAAAACGCCCTCACCGGGGCCTGGATGAAAGAGCTGGAGAACGCCAGCGCCCGGGTCCACATCTCCAGGCTTGATGCCCTCAAAATCCAGCTCCAGCAGCAGGCGGAGCTCCTCTATTCCAACCAGCTGGACTACCTGGACACGGTGACCCGGCAGGCGTACACCGGGGGCTACTATCACACGGCCTATGAAATCCAAAAGGGCCTGGGTGTTGGGTGGACCATGCAGGCCATCAATGAGAACACCATCAAAAAGGTGCTCTCCCGGCCCTGGACCACGGACGGCCAGACATTCCGTGACCGCTGCTGGACGAACAAGCAAAGCCTTGTCAATTCCGTCAACACCCAGCTGACCCAGATGATTATACGGGGGGAGCCCCCGGACAAGGCCATCTCCGCCATTGCAAAGCAGTTTGAGGTGTCCCGCTCCAAAGCGGGCCGCCTGGTGATGACGGAAAGCGCCTATTTCTCCAGCACGGCCCAGCAGGACTGTTTCAACGCCCTGGGCGTGGAGCAATACCGGATTGTGGCCTCTTTTGACCGGGACACCTGCTCCCTTTGCGCTCAGCTTGACGGCAAAGTGTTCCGCATGTCGGACTACCAGGTGGGGCTCACCGCTCCGCCGTTTCATCCGTGGTGCCGGTGCTGCACCTGCCCCTATTATGCGGACATGGAGGGCATTGGAGAGCGGTGGACCAGAAACCCGGACGGCACCACAAAGAAAATACCGGCCAACACCACCTTTGATGAGTGGCGGCAGAGCTTTGTGCAAGGCCCCACACCTGGTTTGCAAACCCAGGCCCCGGGTGCTACAATTACAGCAAAGGCCGCCACGCATTTCCAGAATGTTGTGCAGGGCTTGCCATCCGCTCCCAGCGGATACACGGACGCCCTGGAGCAGCATTATGCTGCGGGCAACCAGACGGCCCAGGCTGTCTTTGAGCGCTATGTCCAGCCCGGCTCTGTGGCGGACGGGGCTTTTTCCGGCACGCCGCATTTTGACAGCCGCATCCAAAAGGTCAAAATGAACTTTGCCGCCGACATGAAAGACCCCAGAGGCCCGGCAACAACCTTTTTCCATGAGCATGGCCATTTTGTTGACTTTACATCCTGCGCCGGGAGCGGTTACACCTCTTTGCGGACGCCGGATTTTGGCAACGCTCTGAAAAATGACTTTGAGGCCTATGTCAAGGCCACCATGAAAGCCAATGGCACCCGGAAAAAGACGGATGCCTACACCATCATTGCCCGGGAGCTCATGGACGCTGACCACAACGCCATTTCCGATCTGTTCGGCGGGCTCTCCAGGAACAAGGCCCGGGGCAATTATGGCCACGCCACCCGCTACTGGACCTATTCCGGGATGCTGGAGAAAGAGGCCTTTGCCCACATGTTTGCCGCTCAGTTTGATGCTGGGCGCTACGCTCTCATGCAGAAATACTTTCCCGCCGCTTTGGCGGAGTTTGAAAACCTCTTGAAAGGTGTGATTTGATGACGCTTTTAGAATACAGCAACAGCAAGCAGGTGCAGGACGCCACCACCGCCTATGCTGAGAGGCATGGGGGGAGCTTTTTCTGGGAGGAGCCAGGAGGCGGGCTTGTGTATGAGCTGGAGGAGGATGCCTTTTCCCCTCCGGCGGATGCCACCGTTGACCAGGTGCTCAAGGACCTCCAGAGCGGCAAGCTCATCCCTGACATCTGGACAAAGCTGGAGGACCCCGGCCCGGATGTCCTCTATTAACCGTTGATGAAAGCATCGTGCTGAAAAGCACGGTGCTTTTTTCATACCTAAATACCGCCGGGCCCCGGCGGAAAACAACAGGGGCGCTGCCATACCGGGACTGGCCGGACACAAGGAAAGCAGATAACAGGAGGTAAACGAAACATGAAACTTTTATGGCTCAAGGAAATCATTGGCGATGCCTACACGGAGGACATGGACGCCGCTGCCTGCCAGGCGATTGGCAAGGATTTTGTTTCCCGTGCGGACTTCAACGCCAAAAACACCCGTGTCAAGGAGCTGGAGGCCCAGGTGGGCCAGCTTGAGGAGGCCGCCAAGGGACACGCCAAGCAGCTGGAGGAGCTGAAAAAGTCCGCTGGTGACAATGAGGAGCTGACCCGCAAGATTGGTGAGCTGGAACAGCAGAACAAGGCCGACAAAGCCGCTTTTGAGAAAGAGCTGGCCACCATCAGGCTGACCTCTGCCGTGGATGCTGAGCTCACCGCCGCCGGAGCCAAGAACAACACCGCCGTCCGGGCTCTTTTGGCTGACTACCTCAAGGATGCCAAGATTGAGGACGGCAAAGTGGTGGCCAAGGTCAACAATGAGAGCATCACCCTGGCCGCCAAAATCGAGGCCATGAAAAAGGACGCCGCCACGGACTTTCTCTTTGGCAACCCCGGCGGAAAGCTGAGCGGCTGGAAACCCGGGGACCCTGACAACGGACGCAAGCCCGGCGAGGGGAAAAAGCCCTCTGAGATGACCTACTCCGAACTGGCGGCCTGGATGGCCGAAAACCCGGATGCCAAGCTGGAATGAGGTGCAACATGAGAAATATTACAACCCCCACCAAAGCGGTGTCTTTTGAGGACGCCCTGAGAAACCTGGCCGCCAAGCTGACAGGCACTCCTGTTGCCTCTTTGCCCCGTACCCAGGAGGGCGTGGTGCAGTATATGGCGGAGCGCATCCCCTCTGTGGATGATCTGGCGGAGGCTGTGACCAAGGAAGTCATGGCCCGCCTCTCTCCTGCGGCCTCTGAGGAGGACCAGGACACCGCACCCGAGGAGCCCCAGGAGGACCAGGACACCGCACCCGAGGAGCAGGCCTCCCCCGAGGCCGAAACGCCCGCTGAGAAGCCCAAGACGGCTCCCAAGACCCGCAAACGCAAGACCTAAACCATTTTGTAGAAAGGACGATTGAATTATGCCTAACACTAAGTTTGATGCCAAGTCTTTCAATCCCCAGGCTTTCAAGTATGCGGTGGACCGCATCCCCCGCATCCGGCTCAATGAGATGCGGAAGTCCAGAGCCCTGGCGGGCAACCCCGACATCCGGGAGGTGTTCAGCACCCAGGGCGGCACCGGCTATGCCCGCATCGCTATGAGAGGCCTGCTGGACGGCGATGCCGTCAACTATGACGGCCAGACCGACATCACCGCCACCTCCACCAAGACCTTTGAGCAGGGCGTGGTGGTCACTGGCCGTGCCAAGGCCTGGACTGAAAAGGACTTTTCCTTTGACATCACCGGCGGCATTGATTGGATGGACAATGTGGCCCAGCAGGTTTCTGAGTATTGGCAGGACATTGACCAGGACACCATTCTGGCTGTCCTCAAGGGCGTCTTTGCCATGACCGGCGGCCAGAGCGCTGAGTTTGTGGCTAAGCACACCTATGAGGTGGCAGGCAACATGGAGGCCACCACCATGAACAGCGCCACCGCCCAGGCCTGCGGTGACCGCAAGAAGAAGTTTTCTCTTGTGTTCATGCACTCTGTTCCCGCCACCAATCTGGAAAACCTCAACCTGCTCACCGCTCTCAAGTACACCGACAAGGACGGCGTGACCCGTGACCTCACCCTCTACACCTGGAACGGCAAGACGGTGGTGGTGGATGACGGTATGCCCGCTGAGGACGGCTATTTCCCCGCCAGCTCCACCGATGAGGGAGCGCTCCAGGTCAAGGCCTCTGGTGCCTCTACCGGCCAGATCAACCAGGCGGAGGTCACCCCCTACTTTGGCGAGGGCACCCCTGCGGCGGACAGCTATGTTGTCCCCGGCACCCGCTACACCACCTATGTGCTGGGCGAGGGTGCCATCAACTTTGAGGATATCGGGGCCAAGGTCCCCTATGAGATGGCCCGTGACCCCAAGACGGACGGCGGTGTGGACACCCTCTACACCCGCCAGCGCAAGGTGTTCTCTCCCTTTGGCATCTCCTATGAAAAGACCAGCCAGGCCACTCTCTCCCCCACGGATGCAGAGCTGGCCAACGGTGCCAACTGGTGCCTGGTCCATTCCGGTGAGAGCGATGAGGGCCAGCGCTCCTACATCGCTCACAAGGCCATCCCCATTGCCCGCATCCTCTCCAGAGGCTAACGGCCATGGAGGCCGTATATGAGGCCGTTGTGACCCGGCTGGCCATGCTGGGCTACACCGTCACGGACGATGACAAAACCGGCCTTGAGTACACCATCCATAAGTGTGAGGCGGAGCTCCTGGCGAACATCAACCACCGGGAGCTCCCGCCTCCTCTTTTTTATACGCTTGTGGACATGGTGGCCGGTCAATTCCTGTTTGATAAGAAAGCCGCCGGTGGGCTGGAGGGCTTTGATTTTGAGGCCCCCGCCAAGAGCATCACGGAGGGTGACATCTCTGTCACTTTTGCTGGGGCCAGCGATGGTGCAAGCAATGCGGAAAGCCGCTTTGACACCCTGCTGTCCAGGCTCATGCACCCGGCAGAGAGCACCCTGGCGGCTTTTCGGAGGCTGAGGTGGTAAGAGTACCCGCCGCCTACAAAAAGGCCATCCAGAGCCTCTGGACCGGCCTGGCCACCGTCACCGTGAGGCAGGGAGTGCTCAACCCTGCCAATGGCCGCACGGAGCCGGTGGAAAAAGTGACGGCCTCCGGCCTACCCTGCCGCATCTCCCACCAGACGGTCAAGAGCACCGAGCCATCCGATGAGGCCGCCCTGGTGGCTCAGACGGTGATGCTTTACATTGACCCCTCTGTGGACATCCCGGAGGGCTCCAAGATCACCGTGACCCAGAACGGCGTCACCCGGGACTATGAGCGGAGCGGAAAGCCCGCCGTCTACACCTATCACCAGGAGGTGCCCCTGGAGCTTTTCAAGGAGTGGGCCTGATGCGCTGGGGAAATGTCGATTATAAGCAACTCCAGAAATTGCGGGACAACCTGCAAAAGCTCCAGGACATGGACCTGGACAAATTCTGTGAGGATGTGTCCAAAGAGCTGGCAGCCAGGCTGCTGGCTCTTGTCATTCCCCGCACACCTGTGGGCCAATACCCCAAGAGCAGCGGGAAGAAAGGCGGCACTCTCCGCCGTGGCTGGACCGCCCGCACAGAACAGGCCGCAAGAGAGGGCGGCAAGGTGGACCCCAAAGCCTATGCCAACGCCCTGCCCGTGTTCAGACGGGGCCGGAATTTTTACATCGAGGTCATCAACCCGGTCACCTATGCCAGCTATGTGGAGTTTGGCCACCGTACCCGTGGAGGGGGTGGCTGGGTGGCCGGGCAGTATTTCCTCACCCTGTCTGAAAAGGACCTTGAGCGGGTGGCCCCCGCCGTCATTGAGAAAAAGCTGGAGGCGCTGCTGCGGGAGGCTTTCAATGTCTGAAATCAGTTTCAAAAGTATTTTTGACGGCGTGAGCCTTGTGCTGCACGCCGCTTTTCCTGCCGTCCAGGTACACGGCGGAAATGTCAAGCAGGGCCTCAACCCTGGGGACCTCAATGTGGTCATGCCCTCCGCCGGACAGAGCAGACAGGTGGGAGAGCGGTTTCTCCGCACCCCCACCCTGGATGTCATCTATTACCCCAAAGTGGGGACGGCGGAGTGCTGTGAGATGGCAGATCAGCTCATCATGCTCCTGCGGGACATCACCACCCCGGAGGGGGACCTCATCCATTGCACCAACAGTGAATGGAGCATTGAGGAGGGCGTCCTGCATGTCATGGTGAGCTATGACCACCACATCTACATCCCCCAGGAGCCGGTCCTCATGGAAACCCTTGATATTGAAATGGAGGGATAAGCATGGCACAAGCCAAGACCACGAACACCGAACAGGCCGCCCCCGCTGCTACCTACACCAAAGAGCAGCTGGCGGCCTCTAAGCGCTACGCCAACCGGCGGGACCTCATCCGGGCTTTGCTGGAGGACGGCAAGGCCTACACGCTGAAAGAGGCGGATGCGCTGATTGAGAAATACATGAAAGGAAAGGTGAACTAATATGGCACTGGGAGGCGGCACCTGGCTGACCCAAAACAAGGTCCTGCCGGGCTCCTACATCGTATTCTCCAGCGTGCCCAGGGCGTCCGCAACCCTCTCCGATAGAGGCTATGCGGCAGCGCCTTTTGAGTTGAGCTGGGGCCCCGAGGGCACGGTTTTCCCCGTCACCTCCGGGGAGTTTCAGAAGAACAGCAAGACCATTTTCGGCTACGCCTACGATCACCCCAAGATGCTCCCCCTGCGGGAGATTTTCACCCACGCCACCACCGTCTACTGCTACCGCCTGGGCACCGGGGCCGTCAAGGCCAACAACACCCTGGCCACGGCCAAGTATGGCGGCGTGAGAGGCAACGACATCACCATTGTGGTGGCCGCCAATGTGGATGATGAGGAGCTTTGGGATGTGACCACCTATGTGGACGGCGTGGCCGCCGACACCCAGACTGTGGCGGACGCTGAGGCTCTGGTGAGCAATGACTGGGTGGACTTCAAGACGGACGCCACCCTGGAGGCATCCGCCGGGATGCCTCTGACCTCCGGGGCGGACGCCACCACCATCAATGGCGAGGCTCACCAGGCCTTTTTGGACAAGATTGAGCCCTATGCCTACAACGCCCTTTGTTGTCCGTCCTCTGACCCCACCACGGTGCGGCTGTATCAGCAGTTTTGCAGCCGTGTCCGGGATGAGGTGGGCAGCAAATTCCAGCTGGTGGCATGGCAGCCCACCACGGCGGACTATGAGGGCATCATTGGTGTGTGGAACACCGTGACCCACTCCACCATTTCCGGCGTGCCCACTCACTCCCTGGTGTATTGGGTGGCCGGTGCTCAGGCGGGCTGTGCGGTCAATAAGTCCCTCACCAATTTCAAGTATGATGGTGAGCTGACCATCAACACCGACTACACCCAGGCGGAGCTGGAGGCGGCCCTCAAGGCTGGCAAGTTTATTTTCCACAATGTCAACGGGGACACCAGGGTGCTGGAGGACATCAACACCCTGCTCACCCTGTCTGACACCAAGGGAGAGATTTTCCAGAGCAACCAGACCATCCGGGTGTGTGACCAGATTGCCAATGATGTGGCGCTCATGTTCGGCCAAAAGTATCTGGGCACCGTGCCCAATGATGCCTCTGGCCGCTCCTCTCTCTGGGGTGACATCACCAAGCTCATCCAGCAGCTCAATGACATCCGGGCTGTGGAGAACTTTGACCCGGAGATTGTGACCTGTGAGCAGGGTGACAGCAAAAAGGCCGTCCTCTGCATCATCAACGGCCTCAATGTGGTCAACGCCATGGCTCAGCTCTATATGAGCGTTATCATCCAGTAAAGGAGGGAAATGACAATGCCCAATCCGACTATGAACACCCAGGACGCTGTAAGCGCCAATTTTGCGGAGTGCTTTGTCACCCTGGAGGGCACCCGCTACTCCATGCTGATGGCCAAGGAGTTTGAGGGCACCGCCTCTGTCAACACCGCCGAGGTTTACAAGCTGGGCGGTGTTGTTGTGGGCCACAAGGCCCAGACCGTTGCCCTGTCTTTCTCCATGACCATCTACAAGTGTACGGAGATTTTTGACCGGGTGGTGGAGCAATTCATCAAGACCGGCGTGATGCCCACCTTTGACATCCAGACCAGCAACGATGACCCCGCCACCACCGTGGGCCGGAGCACCAAGATTTACACCAACTGCATCCTGGATGGTGATGTGATGCTGTCCATGTTCAATGCGGAGGGTGACTTTGTGGAGCAGTCCATTGAGGGCTACTGTGACAGCTTTACCCGTCCCGAGCAGCACACCAACCCGTCCTACATGTAAGACCGTACAACAACAAGGAGGTAAACATCCATGAATAACCTGTCCGCTTTCATGCGTGCCAATGTTGACCAGATTGAAAACCACAAGTATGCCGCCTCTCCCCGCATCCACGGGGAGGACGGCAAGCCCATGGAGTGGGAAATCTGCTGCATTTCCGCTGATGAATACGCCCGCATCCGCTCCAGCTGCGTCCGCCAGGTCCCTCTCCCCGGCAAGAAAAACCAGTACACCCAGCAGCTTGACACCTACGCTTTCCAGGCCAAGGTGGCGGCCCGCTGCACGGTGTTCCCGGACCTCAACAACGCCGCCCTCCAGAATGACTGGGGCGTGGCCAAGCCGGAGGAGCTCATTGGCAAGCTGCTCATTGGCGGTGAGTTTGATGACTATGTGACGGAGGTTTTCCAGGTCAATGGTTTCAAGTCTGAGGATGACCTGGTGGCTGAGGCAAAAAACTAATCCTGGACGGTGACCCGGAGGCCAACTTTGCCCATTTCTGCCTGCAAAAGTTTGGCTGGGAGCCGTCCAAGTTTCTGGACCTCCCTGTCCGTGAAAAGGCTTTTGTCATTGCATCCATCCAGGTGCGGGGCGAGGCTGAAAAGAAACGGGAGGCAGAGCTGAAAAGCAAGATGAGAAAAGGCAGAGCAAAGCGCAAGTAACAAGAGCCCCCGTCTATCATGGCGGGGGCTCAATTCTTAAAAGATGGGGGTGAACTTGTGGCGACTATCAGATCTCAGATGGTCCTAAATGATGGTATCAGCGGCGTGCTCCGAAAGATCAACACGGCGCTCAACACCACCCTCAATGCCTTTGAGCAGGTCCAGCGGGCCTCTGGGCGTGCCGTGGACACCGCCCAGATACAAGCAGCACGGGCAGCATTGGTGCAGGCCAACAATGAGGTTGACCAGATGGCGGACGCCTACCGCCGGGCGGCGGAACAGGAGGAAGTCCTCAACAAAGGCCTCCGCAATGGCACAAGTGCGGCGGACGGCCTGCTGGGCAAGGTCAAAGGCATTGTGGCCACGCTGGCCGCTGGGGCGGGCATAAAGTCCCTCCTGGGCATGTCTGATAAACTGACCAGCACCACGGCCCGCCTCAGCTTTATTGTGGATGACGGGGGCTCTGTGGATGCTCTTGAGCAGAAAATCATGGCCTCCGCTCAGCGCTCCAGGGCCTCCTATCTGGACACCGCCTCTGCCATTGCCAGCATGGGCTCCAACGCCGGGCGGGCCTTTGGCAACAATGATGAGCTCATCGGCTTTATGGAGCTCATCAACAAGAGCTTTGTTATTGGCGGTGCATCGGCGGAGGGCCAAGCTGCTGCCATGCTCCAGCTCACTCAGGCCATGGCCGCCGGAGCTCTCCGTGGCGAGGAGCTCAACTCCATCCTGGAGAACGCCCCCAGCATTGCCCGGGCCATTGAGAGCTACATGGGCATTGCAGAGGGCTCCATCAAGCAATATGCCGAGCAGGGCCTTGTCACCGCCGAGGTGGTAAAAAACGCCATGTTTGCCTCTGCGGATGAAATCAACGCCAAGTTTGAGAGTATGCCCATGACCTGGGCCCAGATTGCCACCAAGATGCAAAACACGGCCCTGGCCGCCTTTGACCCGGTGCTCACCCGGCTCAATCAGGTGGCCAACAGCGCCCAGTTTAACACTGTCATCAATGGGGCCATCAATGGGCTGGCCATGCTGGCCACCGTGGCCACCGGCGTGCTGGACCTCCTCATCAACGGGGCCTCCTTTGTGGTTGAAAACTGGTCCTGGATAAGTCCCATAGTGTACGGCCTTGTGACGGCCTTTATCGCCTACAACGCCGTGGCGCTCATCACCAACGGTATCAACGGCATTATGGCTCTGGCTGAGGGCGTGAAAGCCGCTGCTTTGATGATGAGCACCGGAGCCACCTTTGCTGCTACTGCGGCCCAGTATGGCCTCAATGCAGCGCTGCTGGCCTGCCCCATCACATGGATTGTCATTCTGGTCATCGCCCTTGTGGCGGCTATCTATGCCGCCTGCTCCGCCATCGCCAAGTTTACCGGAATAGCCAACAGCGGCTTTGGCGTCATCTGCGGCGGCATCAATGTGGTGGTGCAATTCTTTGTAAACCTGGGCTTGACCATCGCCAACATCGCCCTGGGCATCTGGAACGCCCTGGGGGCCTGCGCTCAAAATATCGGCATCGCCTTTGGCAATGTCATTGCCGGGGTGCAGTCCTGGTTTTATAACCTGCTCTCCACGGCCCTCACCGTTGTGGCCGGTATCTGCGAGGCTTTGAACAAGCTGCCCTTTGTGGAGTTTGATTACTCCGGCATCACCAATGCGGCCAGTGACTATGCCGCCAAGGCGGCGGAGGCATCCGGCAACATGCAGGATTTTGTCAGCGTGGGCGATGCTTTCAGCGAGGGCATGAGCACCTTTGAAACCTGGCAGGATGGCTGGGCCGGGGACGCTTTTGACGCCGGAGCCAACTGGGGCGATGGTGTAGCCGCTGGCGTGTCTGATGCCATCGGCGGCCTGTTTGACATGGACCTGGGAGCTGCTACGGACTACGGGACCGGCATGGGCGACCTGGGCGGCTTTGCCCTGGACGATATTGCCGGGAACACCGGAGAAACTGCCGCCAACACCGGAGCAGCCGCCGATGCTCTGACGGCTACCACGGAGGAGCTGGAGTATTTACGGGACATCGCTGAGCGGGACGCCATCAACCGCTTTACCACGGCGGAGGTCAAGATTGACATGACTGGCATGACCAACCGCATTGAGGGCGGGGCCGATCTTGACGGCGTTATTTCCGTATTGACTGACGGCTTTACAGAGGCCCTGCTGACTGCGGCGGAGGGCGTCCATGCGTGACCATTGCCCAACCCCGGAAAAGCAGAGTTTTTTCCATTGGAAAAAAGGAGGGCATCCACATGAGCTATACATGCTATCTGGGCGGGGCCCTTTGGCCCACCCCGGAAAAGCTCCAGGTCAAAATCAAGGGCAAAAATAAAACCCTGGTCCTCTTGAATGAGGGGGAGGTCAATTTCCTGCGGGCTCCTGGCCTCACGGAAATCACGGTCCCCTTTGACCTGCCCATGCTCACGGGCAGCCAGTCCCCGGACTATTTCCTGGGATTGCTGGAGAGCTTGAAAACCAACAAAGAAACCACTCAATTCATGCTGGTGCGGGTGTCCCCCTCCGGGGGGATGCTCTTTGACACCAACATCAAGGTGAGTGTGGAGGACTACAACATCACAGAGGACGGCAAAAAGGGCCTGGATGTGGCCGTTGATGTCAACCTCAAGCAATGGCGGGACTACGGCACAAAAACGGTGACTGTGGAGGAGCCCAAGGATGAGAGCACCACACCCACCGTGACGGTGCAACAAGAGCGGGAGGCAAGCACCGCACCCACGGCCAAAACCTACACGGTGAAAGCCGGTGACTGCCTCTGGGCTATTGCCGCCAAGTATTATGGCAACGGTGCAGACTACACCAAAATCTACAACGCAAACACGGACAAAATCAGCAATCCCAATCTCATCTACCCCGGGCAGGTGCTCACTCTCCCATGACCTATGAATTGCTGATACAACACCAGGGGACCATCATGCTGCCGCCCGTGGTTGAGAATGTGAGCATTGAATGGGAGCGCCAGGGACAGCCCGGAAAACTCACGGCGGAGGTGGTCAAGACCCCTGGCCTGAGTTTCCAGGAGGGGGACCCGTGCCGTTTTTCCGTGGACGGCACCCCCGTCTTTTATGGCTTTGTCTTTGAGAAGTCCCGAAAAGGCAGCACGGATGATGTCATCCAGATCACTGTGTATGACCAGCTCTACTACCTCAAGAACAAGGACACCTATGTCTACACCAACAAAACCGCCGCCGATGTAATACGCATGATTGCGGAGGACTTCCAGCTCAATGTTGGTGACCTTGAGGACACCGGCTACACCATAGGGAGCCGGGTGGAGGACAACCAGACCCTCTTTGACATCATCCAGACCGCATTGGATGAAACCCTCAAGGCCACATCCCAGATGTATGTGCTGTATGACGATGTGGGCAAGCTGACCCTCAAAAACATCGGCAGCATGAAACTGGGGGTGCTCATAGATGAGGACACCGCTGGGGACTTTGACTACAAAAGCTCCATCGCCTCCCAGACCTATGACAAAATCAAGCTCTCCTATGAAAACAAGGACACTGGAAAGCGAGAAATCTTTGTGGCACAGGATAGCTCCAACATCAACCAATGGGGCGTCCTGCAATACTATGAGAAACTGGACAGCACCGAAAATGCCAAGGCCATGGCGGATGCCCTCCTGGACCTCTACAACACCAAAACCCGCACGCTCAAGCTGCGGGATGTGTTGGGGGACATCCGGGTCCGGGCCGGGACCCTGCTGGTGGTCATGCTGGGGCTGGGTGACATCAATGTTTCCAGCTATCTCATGGTGGAGCAGGCAAAGCACACTTTCAACAACGAGCGGCACTTGATGGACCTAAACATGCGAGGTGGTACATTTGTCACTTGACATCAACCAACTGGTCAAGCTGGTCAAGCAGGCCGCTGTGGAGGCCGTCCAGGCTGGCGCTCCCATGAGTGGGGGCTATGGCTATGTGACATCCACCTCCCCGCTTGAAATCACGGTTGACCAAAAGAAAATCTTGTCTGAGGCCCAGCTCATCCTCACGGATGCCGTGAGGGACTACACCGTGGAGATGACCACCATGCCGGAGTTTCACGAAACGGAGGAAATCAGCGGCGGGGCCGGGGACGCTGCTTTTGCGTCCCACAAGCACCGCTACCAGGGCCGGAAAAAGTGGAAAGTCCACAACGCCCTCCAGATGGGGGAAAAGGTCATCCTCCTCCGGTGTGACGGCGGGCAGCAGTACATAGTCCTGGGACGATGGGAGGCGAGGAGCTGATGGCTACATTACCGACCACTGGGGATGACCTGGACCTCATCACCTTTGCGGTGGAAACCCAGCCCAGCTACACCCACAAGCTGGATATTGACCGCAACCAGGTGAGGGGAATGACGGATGAGCGGGATGCCGTCCTCCAGGCCGTTTACCTCATCTTGAATGTGGAGAGATATGCTTTCCCCATTTACTCCCGAAATTATGGCTCTGAGCTGTCCGATCTGATAGGCAAGCCCAAGGACTATGCCATGAGCGAGATAAAACGGCGCATCACGGAGGCGCTCCTCCAGGATGACCGCATCACCTCCCTGGACGGCTGGACCTTTGAAACGGGCAGAAATTGGGTCCTGGCCAGGTTTACCGTCCACACAATCTATGGCGATGTAAGCGCCGAAAAGGAGGTTGACATCTGAATGTTTGAAAGCAGGACCTATGAGGCGCTGCTCAGCAGCGCCCTTTCCAGGGTGTCCTCTCCGGTGGATAAACGGGAGGGCTCCATGGTGATGAATGGCGTGGCTCCGTCCATGGCAGAGCTGGCCCAGCTTTACATTGCGGCGGACTTTGTACTCCAGGCCACCTACATCCTCACAGCGCCCAGGGAGTACCTCATCAAGCGGGCCCATGACCGCAACATGGACCCCTACCCGGCCAGCGCTGCTGTCTATCGTGCGGAGTTTAACATTGAGGTCCCCGTGGGCACCCGTTTTTCCTGCGAGGACCTCAACTTTGTTGTGACCGCCCGGATGGACCCGGAAGATGACACCGAAACCGGGCTCAGCCACCAGGTCACCTGTGAAACCCCGGGAGCCGTGGCCAACAGCTACGGCGGCACCCTCATCCCGGTGGAGTATGTGCAGGGCCTCACCAGGGCAGAACTGGTGGAGCTGCTCATCCCTGGGGATGATGAGGAGGAAACGGAGGCTTTCCGCCAAAGAGTGCTGGACAGTTTCCAGTCCCAGGCTTTTGGCGGAAACCAGGCCGACTACCGGGAGAAAGTGCTGGCCATGCCCGGTGTGGGTGACCTCAAAATACACCCCGTATGGAACGGGGATATTTCCCCGGCCAGCCTCATCCCCGGGGAGGAGGTGGAAAGCTGGTACACCAGCATCATCTCCACGCTGAGCGGCCCCGTGGCCGCCTGGCTCACGGCGGCCTATACGGCGGCCAAAGAGAAAAAGCTCACGGTGGGAGGCACCGTCAAGCTGGTCATCATGGCCTCTGACTACAAGGCCCCCACACCAACGCTGCTGGAGGAAATCCAGACGGCGATTGACCCCGAGCAGAACGCCGGGGAGGGCCTGGGCCTGGCTCCCATCGGGCATGTGGTCTTTGTGTCCGGCGTGACGGCTGAGGAGGTGGACATTGAACTCCATCTCACCTATGCCGCCGGATGGGACTGGGATGCCGTCAAGAGCTATGTGGAGGCCGTCCTTGATGCCTATTTTGTGGAGCTGTCCCAGGACTGGGCCAGCTCTGATTTTTTGACTGTCCGCATCTCTCAGATTGAAAGCCGCATCCTGGCGGAGTGCTCCAGCATGATTACTGACATCGGCGGCACCAAAATCAACGGGCAGGAAAGCAATCTGACCCTGGGGCCGGACAGCATCCCCGCCAGAGGGGAGGTCACCGATGGATAGACAGCTTTTGAACTACCTGCCGCCCGTTCTGCGGGTGGTGCAGGAGTTTCAAACCATCAATGGGGCCAATGAGCCGGAAATCTCCCGGGCCTGGGACGCATTGAACCGGGTGTTGGCCAATCAATTTCTGGAGGACGCCGATGAGGACGGCGTGGCGATCTGGGAGAAAGAGCTGCGGCTCTACCCCAAAGACACGGACACCCTGGAGGCCCGCAAGGCCCGCATCCACGCAAAGTGGAATTTGGAATTGCCGTATGTTATCCGATGGCTGAGAAATTGGTTGACCGGAGTGTGCGGCCCGGATGGCCATGCCGTTTCCATTAAGGACTACACCCTGGACATTCAGCTGGACTACACGGTCCTGACTGAGCCCTCCCGGCTGGCGGAGGAAATCCTTGAGATGCTGCTGACCATCCGCCCGGAAAACATCCTCATCCTGATGACCTCACTGGTGCAGTCCACCGGCGGCGTCCGGCTGGGGGTCCACACTGAGCGGTCCCTGCACATGGACATCTGGCCCATGCTCACAAACGAGCTGGAGAGCTCCGGCGGTGTCATAGGGGCCGGGCCTCTGGAATATCGCACCACCGTTGAAATTTATCCGTATGAACAGGAGGAAAGTGGAAATGCCTGACCAGGAAAAGAAGTATGGCACCAGAATAACCACCGCTGGGTCCACCCTCATCACCAACTGCATTTTGGCAGGGACCAAGCTGAAAATCACTCAGGCCGCTGCTGGTGATGGCGGCGGCAGCTACTATGTCCCCAGCACGGAGCAAACTGAACTTGTGCGGGAGCTGTGGCGGGGCCCCATCGTGTCCGCTGAGCAAAACCCCACTGTGCCCAACATGATGGATGTCAAAATCATCATTGATGACAGTGTTGGCAATTTCATTTGCCGTGAGATGGGCCTCTTTGACGAGGACAACAATCTCATCGCAATCTGCAACACACCGGACACGGAAAAGGTGGCCATCTCCACCGGCGTGGACGGGCGGCTCACCATGCTTATGCACATTGTTGTGGTGGACAGCTCCGTGCTGGAGTTTACCATCACCCCGTCCCTGGACACGGTGAGCCCGGAGGACCTGGAGGAGGCCATTGCCGAACACAACACAGACCCGGCCAGCCACCCGGACATCCGGCAGGACATCACGGACACCGTGGATGACCACAACACTGACGAAACCTCCCACCCGGACATCCGTGTGGACCTCAGCGGCCTGGACAGCCGCCTCTCCGTGCTGGAGCTGAAATATGGCACCGATGTCACCGGCAACAGCTTTGAGGTGACCTTTGGGACCCTCACCGGCGTGGTGGTCACCGGCGTCTGGAATGAAACCTATGCGAGGATTGAGTTTTAATGCCAAGCTATGACATCATCCCTCTTGCCTCCGATCTGCTGGACTACACCATCCAGCGGGTCAAGCAGAAAGAGGCAGAATACAAGCCGGTCAAGGCCTACATCATGGTGGGTGACCAACTTGTGGAAAAGCTCCTCTATGACAAGGTGAAAGATGACGGAAAGCCTCACTTTCCCAAAAGCCAGACTTTCCACCTGTGCGCCGAGCTCCAGTCCTGCGCCGTCCGCATCCTCAAGGGCTGTGAGGCTGCCAATGGCCGCTACTTTGAAACCGAGTATGAGGAGCGGCTCAAGGACCTAGACGGCGTGCTCATCGAGTGCCAGACCATGGAGCAGCTCATCAACCTCAGCTATGGCCGCAAGTACATCACCGGCGACCAATGCCACTATTGGGCGGAGCTGGTGCGCCCGGTCCGTCAAAAGGCTTTCAACTGGAGAAAATCAGACGGTAACCGTGCCGCCGCCCTCCGGGAGGCCAAGGCGGCCCAGGAGCTTGCCAAGATGGGGCAAATGGCCCTGCAAATTGCGGAGGCCCTGCGGCCTCAGTAAACGGATACAACGGCCACCAAGGCCGTGTATTTGGGTGTGACCTGTTTATTTACCTCTACCTCCCCGAACACGAACAACACCAACAACGCCTGGAGGCTGAACTCCAATGGCAATATCAACAACAACAACTGCAACAACTCCAACGGGTCCCGCCCCGCTCTGATGGTAAGGTCCGACCGAGTAGGCCCAAAGCCGAAAGCAGCGCCATCCATCACATCAAAGGAGGTCACATCCAGCCTTGACACCAAGGCAAATACATTGCGCCGATGCACCCCACCGCACACCGAGGCGGCGGGGTGCTGCTGGTCCTGTCCCTGCGGCACCTACACGGCGCACAAGGAGAGGGAGGCCCGCCGCCGGGATGACAGGGGGCCGCCCGCATGTTTACAGGGGTGCAAAGACCCGTGCTGAAATTCTCTGAGATATGCACCTTTTCGGTGCTCTACAAAGCCTACCTTGCGGCCAGACGGGGCAAGCGCTCCAGGGCCGCCACCGCCAATTATGAGGTCCACCTGCTGGCCAACATCGTCAACCTTGTCTACATCCTGCAAACCAAAATCTACCGGCCCGGACTGTTCCGTGTGTTCTATGTCTACGAGCCCAAAAAGAGATTGGTGCAGGCCCCGGCCTTTGTTGACAAAGTGGTCCAGCACGCATTGGTGGACAACCTCATCTATGAGCGCATCACCAACGGTTTCATTCTGGATAACTACGCATCCCAGAAAGGCAAAGGGCTCCACTTTGGCCTGGACCGGCTGCGTGGATTTTTCACGGAATACTGGAACAAATACCGCACGGCGGAGGGCTGGGTCCTCAAGGCAGATGTGCGGCATTTCTTTGCGTCCATTGACCACGACAAGCTCAAGGAAAAGCTCAAAAAGCTGGACCTTGAGCCCATCGTTTTTGACCTGCTGTGTACCTACATAGACAGCACGGACGGCCTGCCGCTGGGCTATCAGACCAGCCAGCTTTTTGCCCTGCTGTTCCTGGATGAGTTTGACCACTTCGTCAAGGAGCGGCTCCACATCCGCTGGTATGGCAGGTACATGGATGACTTTTTCCTCATCCACCCGGACAAGGACTATTTGCAATTCTGCCTCAAGGAAATCCGGGCCTTTATGGCCAGCCTGGGGCTGGAGCTCAATGAGAAAACCCAGATTTTCCCCATCCGCAACGGGATTGATTTTCTGGGCTTTCACACCTATCTGACCGAGGAGGGCAAGGTCATCCGCAAGCTGCGGCACAGCAGCATCAAGCGTATGCGCTCCAAGCTCCGCCGGTGGGAGCAGGACTATCCGGCGGGCCTTGTGACCCGTGAGAAAATCCTGCAAAGCTGGCAGGCCTGGGACGCCCACGCCGCTCACGGCAACACCTGGTCCCTGCGCCAGCAGGTGCGGGACCGTGTGCAAAACATTCTAAAGGAGGAAATCTAATGGCCACAACTACCCTGGGCAACAAGTCCACCGGCAGCATTATCAAGCTGAAAGAAAACGGCACGCTGGTGGACTTCTATGTTGCCAAGCACGACTATGAAAGCAGCCTCAACGGGGCCGGGAGGACGCTGGTGGTCCGCAAGGACACCTATGATGACCGAGTGTGGGACAGCGGCAATGTGAACGCCTACGCCAGCAGCGACCTGGATAGCTGGTTTAACAGCACCTACAAAAACATGCTGGACGCCGACATCCGCTCCCTCATCGGCACCACCAAAATCCGCTACACCCCCGGCAACGGCAACAACACGGTGGGCACCCTGGAGCGGGCCATCTTTGCCCTGTCCCTCACCGAGCTGGGGCAGTCCCACTCCTATGCCAACACGGAGGGCTCCGCCCTGCCCATTGCGTCCACCCTGCGGATTGCCTACCGCAACGGGAGCGCCACCACACAATGGACCCGCTCCCCGGACACGTACTACGCCAACTACGCCTGGAGGCTGAGCTCCAATGGCAATATCCACAGCGACGACTGCGACGACTCCCTCGGGTCCCGCCCCGCTTTCACTCTCCCCTCCAACCTCTATGTGAGCGATGACGGCTCTGTGTTTCAGAACACCGCCCCCTCTACGCCCGCCAGCATTTCCGTCCCCAGCAGCATCAACGGCGGCACCTCCATCACGGTGAGCTGGGCGGCCTCCACGGACGCTGAGGGCAACCTTGAGGGCTACATTGTCGAGCGCTCCACCAACGGCGGCTCCTCCTGGTCCCAGATTTACCAGGGCAGCGCCACCAGCACCAGCAACACGGTGGCCTTTGGCACCGAGAGCGTGACCTACCGGGTCAAGGCCTATGACAGCGCCGGGCTTGAGAGCGGCTGGAAAACCAGCAGCACGGTGACCGTGACCAACAACCGGGCCCCCAGCGCCCCCGGCAGTCTGACTGTTCCCGCCATTGTGAGAGGCGGCAGCACTCTGGCCATCTCCTGGACGGCGGCCTCTGACAGTGACGGAAACCTCAGCGGCTATGAGCTGGAGCGCCAGGTGGACGGCGGCAGCTGGTCCCAGATTTACAAGGGCAGCGCCCTGGCCTACACCGACACCATCACCTCCGGCTGGAATACGGTGGCCTATCGTGTGCGGGCCTACGACACCTACAACGCCACCAGCACCTATGTGACCAGTGAAACCCGGACGGTGGACAACAATGCCCTGCCGGTCATCACCAGCTCCACGGCCTCCGGGACCAACCTGGGCACCAAGGAAACCGGCTTTGACCTGACCTACACCGTGACCGATGCCGACAATGACACGGTGACGGTGAAAGAGTACCTGGACGATGTGCTCAAGCGGACCTACACCGCCACCCTGGGGCAAAGCAACACCGTCCAGTGTGTCACCACCGCCAACTGGCAGAAAGTCCTCAACGGGGCCCACACCATCAAGGTGGTGGCCAATGACGGCAAGGCAGACAGCGCCCCCTACACGGTGACCTTTACCAAGGCAGTCTATGAGGCCTCCATCACGCTGGCAGAGCCTATGGAGGCGGATGATGACATCACCGTCATGGTGCTCAATGTGCTGGGCTCCATTCCGGCGGATGCTGACATGGAGGTCCTGGTGACCAACAACGCCCTGGATGATGAGCCTGTCTGGGAGGACGCCACCGCCGACATCAAGAACGGCAACAACCACATTTTCACCAACCAGACCGCCGCCAACGGCTTTGCGTTTAACTTCAAGGTGACCGTGAGCCGGGGGAGCAGCAACACCGGCGGCTATATCACCAACATTGGAGGTGCTTTTCAGTAATGGCTATCAAGAAAAAGACCACCAGCCTCAAGGAACTCCATGAGGCCCAGCGCTATGAACAGCAGCAGCGGGACGCCGCCGCCATCGCCTTTGTTGTGCTGGCAGAGGCCGGGTCCATTGACGATGTAACCGCATCTGAGCAGTCCCTCCTCTTTGCGGAGTGGGAGCCCAACATTGCATACACCGTGGGACAGCTCCGGCAGTATGGCGGCAAGCTCTACCGTTGTGTGCAGGCCCACACCTCCCAGACCGGCTGGGAGCCGCCCAATGCGGCCTCCCTCTGGTCCATCACCAGCGACCCGGCAGAGGAGTGGCCTGCCTGGAGCCAACCGCTGGGGGCCCATGACGCCTATGCCGCCGGGGCCAAAGTGAGCCATAACGGCCAGCATTGGACCTCTGATCTGGACGGCAATGTGTGGGAGCCTGGCGTCTATGGCTGGACCCAGGCGGCGGAGTAAACAGGAGGAACACAATGAGCATCCAAGAAATACTTGCAGGCGGGGGCGGGGTGCTCCTTGTCCTTATGACCATTGTGGAAATTGCCCCCGTTAAAATCAGCCCCTGGGGTGCTATCGCCAAAGCGATTGGCCGGGCCATCAATCGGGAGGTGATGGTCAAATTGGATGAGATGGCAGCGGCTCAAAAGGACACCAGGAAACGGCTGGACGCCCACATCAAGGTGGATGACGAAAGGGCAGCCGATATGCACCGGGCCCGCATTTTGCAGTTTAATAATGAACTCATCCGGGACATCCCGCACACCCGGGAGGAGTTTATTGAGATACTGGCGGAAATTGATGGGTATGAGCGCTTTTGCCGTGAACACCCGGACTATCAAAACAACCGAGCCACCCATGCGGTGGCCAATATCAGCCGGGTCTATGATGACCGACTGCAAAAGCATGATTTTCTATGAGGAGGCAGCGCAAAATGGACACTTCCAAAAAGCTGCTCTGGACCCATGTGGTTATTTCCGTGCTGCTGTGCGTGGCCACCATCGTCACCAACTATCTGGGTTTTGATGTGACCGCCCTGGCGGCCCTGGCTGGGACCTCTCTGGCAACCACCGGGGCCTGGGGCGGTTTCTATTTCTGGAAAGCAAAAAACGAAAACCGGGCTAAATACGCCCAGCGGTTTCTCAAGCAGTTTGCGGACAAGTACGGGGCGGATGTCGCAGTCCGTGTGGCGGAAATCGTGTTGAAAGACTAAGTAAAGGAGATATTACAATGAGTAAGATGACCGCAAAGGAACTGGTGGAAAAGGCGGTTGACATCGCCAAGAACTACAAGACGCTGTATGTCATGGGGTGTTTTGGCGCTCCGCTGACCGGCGCAAATGTGACCCGGTATTGCACCAACCACTCCTACAACAAGGCGGCGGACCGGACGGCCATGATTAAGGCCGCCGCCGATCAGAGCCCCCCGGTGTTCGGCTTTGACTGTGTGTGCCTCATCAAAGGCATCCTCTGGGGCTGGAGCGGTGACGCCTCCAAAACCTACGGCGGGGCCTCCTACGCCTCCAACGGCGTGCCGGACATCGGTGCTGACACCATGATTACAAAATGCACCGGGGTGAGCACCACCGGCTGGGCTGATATGGTCATCGGTGAGGCCGTCTGGATGTCCGGCCACATTGGCATCTACATTGGGGACGGCCTGGCTGTGGAGTGTACCCCCAAGTGGGACAACAAGGTGCAAATCACCGCCGTGGGGAACATCGGCAGCAAGGCGGGCTATAACACCCGCACCTGGACCAAGCACGGCAAGCTGCCCTATGTGGACTACACGGGGGCCTCTACGGGCGGGAGCACCGGGGGCACAACCCAGCCCACCACGCCCTCTGGGAGCGCTCAGACGGCCTCTGTGGGCGATACGGTGACCTTTACCGGCACCAAGCACTATGTCAGCTCCAACGCCACCAACGGGGCCACCTGCAAGCCCGGCAAGGCCAAGGTCACCGCCGTGGCCAAGAACGCCAAGCACCCCTACCACCTCATCAAAGTAACGGGCGGCGGCTCCACGGTCTATGGCTGGGTGGACGCCGCTGACATCCAGGTGGATGGGGCCATCACCGTGGGTGCCAAGGTCAAGGTCAACAAGGGGGCCAAGACCTACACCGGCGGGAGCCTTGCCTCTTTCGTCTATAACAACACCTACACTGTCATGCAGATTGACGGCTCCCGTGTGGTCATCGGCCAAAATGGCACCGTGACCGCCGCCGTAAATATCAATGACCTCACCCTGGCCTGATTAAGAAAGGAGAACAACATGGAAACTATTTTTGACTGGTCTGCTGTGCTCAGCATCGTGGGCGTCCTGGTGGTAATCACCAACATCATCACCCAGGTCCTCAAAAAGCTCACCTGGGACAAGCTGCCCACCAACATCCTGGCCGTGCTCATCGCCATGGTCCTGACCCTTGCGGCCTTTTTCGCCTACTGCCAGATTAAGGAGCTGGCCATTGTGTGGTACATGGTGGCCGCCGCTGTGGTCATGGGCTTTTTTGTGGCCTATGCGGCCATGTTCGGCTTTGACAAGCTCCGGGAGGCCATTGCCCAGATGGGCGCAAACAAAGAATAAGTAAAAAAGCCGGAGAGGGTGAATGAAACCTCTCCGGCTTTTTTTGCGCCGTTTACAGGGTGTAGTCCCCGGCGGCTGCTCCGATCTGGGAGGACAGCTCCCGGAGAGCATCGCCGGTTTTGGGCTCAAGATACCAAAAAGCCAGCATCCGCTCCCCATCCTGGGCGGTGTAGTGGAACACGGCAAACCACTTGACGGCTTTGCCGTGCGCCGTGGTGGCTGCTGTGCCGTGATACCGTGCCATGAAATTGCGCTCCGGCAGCATCTCCAGGCCCGTCACCTTTTCCAGCGGGAGCGTGGCCGCCGGGCCGTTTACCTGCTGGAACACCAGCCCGGCATCCGTCTTTTCCATGAAACAAGGCCCGTCCTGAGAAAAGCCTCTCAGCCCCTCATAGTGCATTATGCGGACCCCTGCGGGGAGGTCCTTTTTCTTTCTGCCAAACATCTCAACACCGCCCTCCTTTTTTGACTGTCCGTACCCAATATTTGAGGAGCTGGATGTACCCCTCAAGCAGGAGGTTTTCCTCCACCTCTGCATTGTAAAGGCCGGTCATGTACTGCATCCAGGTTTTCCGGCCTTGCAGTTTGATTTTCCCAATGTAAGCGGAACTTGTGGAAACAGATATTGCACCATTTGCCATGCGAGTGAGTGAAATATAGGTATCTAAGTCATTCTCCATTAAGGCATCTTCAAAAGCCCAAAAGAAACGCTCCTCATCCGGTGTGATACTGTATTTTTCAGATGAGGCCGTTGAATATTTCATATACAAGGGCCGCCGAACTGGAGCAGGACTGGCAGCAGGGCGTGACAAGCCCAGCCGCTTCAAAAGGCCCATGGACATCGCCTCCTTTGCATCTCCATTGTAAAGTTAAGCCCTCATTGTGTCAAGCATTGGAGCCTAAAGTGACAATGACATATCAAAAGAGCACAATATAATTGACATTATGGAGGTGATGCTGGTGATAGCAGAACGGATAAAAGAACTCCGGCAGGCACGGGGCTGGACGCAAGCAGACCTTGCCCGGCGGTTGAACATAACCAGGAACGGCGTCAACTCCTGGGAGCAAGGGCTCTCTACGCCGTCCCCATCCTCTCTGGTGGACCTGGCCAAGCTGTTTTCTGTTTCAACGGACTACCTGCTGGGCATGGAGCCTTTACATACCGTGAATGTGTCGGGCCTGGATGAGCGGGATGTGGCCATCCTTGCGGAGCTGGCGGACCGGCTACGGAAAAATAAAATTGAGGACTGAGAGAGGCCTGGAGCAATCCGGGCCTCTTTTTTTATTCTTGACATACTACACCAAAAGGTGTATGATGAAACCATAACGGAGGTGAGCACGATGGATGCCAAAATGTCCAAGCTAAAAAACACCCGGCAGGCCGCCGGGCTGTCCCAATCTCAACTGGCCGCTGCTACCGGGCTAAATGTTCGGATGCTCCAGTATTATGAGCAGGGGGTCAAAGACATCAATGGGGCCAAGCTGGCCACCCTCCTCAAACTTTGTCTGGCGCTTGACTGCAAGCTGGGGGACATCCTGACAGATGAGGCAACGGTCAAGCTGCTGGAGCAGTACACGGCAGCATAGACAGCGGACCAGGAGCGGGGCGGCAAGCGCCCCGCTTTTCTTATTTTCTGGAGGTGCGATATGAACCACAAGGACGCAAAGCATTTTACATGGGACCAACGCCTGACCCTGGAGCGGATGCTCAAAAAGGGCTTTACAAAGGCCGCCATTGCCAGCGCTCTGGGTAAGTGTGAGCGGTCCATATACTATGAGATAAACCGGGGCCTTTGCGTCCAGCAAACCTCTGGCTATGAGTTTATAGAGGTCTACTGCCCGGAGGTGGCGGAGCGGAGATATAGAGAATTTCTAAAAGAGAAAGGCCGGGACCTCAAAATTGGCAAGGACCACGCCCTGGCCCGGAGGCTGGAGGAGCTTGTCATGGTCCACGGCTACGCACCCGGGGCCGCCCTGGCGGAGATCAGAAACAATGGCGAGGTTTATGATACCGTGATATGCGAGAACACGCTTTATAATTACATCTACCGGGGAGATGTTTTCCTCCAGCTCACACCGGAGCACTTGCACAACAAGGGCCGCCGCCACTACGCCGCCAAGAGCAAGCGGCAGGCCGCCAGGAGCTCCAACGGCAAGAGCATTGAAAACCGCCCCCAGGAGGTCAAGGGCCGGGGCAGTTTTGGGCATTGGGAAATGGACAGTATCATGGGGTGCAAGGGCTCCAAAAAAGCCCTCCTGGTCCTCACCGAGCGCCGGACCCGTATGGGCATTGTGATGCTCCTGGAGGACCACACGGCGGCCAGCGTAGTCAAGGCCATCAACAGCCTGGAGCGCCGTTTTGGCAAGCTGTTCTATAAGCTGTTCAAGAGCATCACGGTGGACAACGGCTGTGAGTTTCAAGACTTCGAGGGCATCGAGGCCGCCCACCGGCGCAAGGGCAAGCGGACCATTGTGTTTTTCTGCCACCCATACAGCGCCTTTGAGCGGGGGTCCAATGAGAACATGAACAGGCTGATTAGACGATTTTTCCCCAAGGGCACCAGCTTTGACACCGTGACGCCGGAGGAAGTGAGGGCAGCAGAAAAATGGGTGAACAGCTACCCCCGCAAGCTGCTGGGGTGGCAATCGGCGGCCACGCTCTTTGAGAAAGAGCTCCTCTCCGCCTGACAGGGAATAAGAAAAGCAGCCGGATGAGATTGACCCATCCGGCTGGCTTGCCATGTTATTTTATTGTGAAAACGCCCAACAAGGGCGCTTTTTATTTATGCGCTTTGCTGTTTTTTCTTGACTTATGCAAATTTCTATTGACTTTTAGCCGACTCATGAATTTCCATAACCGCACTGGATTTATTCTGGCCTTTTAGCCGTTTGAATGATATACTGATATAAAATCGAAAGAGTCCAGAGGACGGTGACCGTAGTGTACAATGATATTTTAGAAATGATACAGTCCGCTAGTGATAAAGATTTTGAGACTGCTTCCAAACTGCTAGAGGAATACATAGTTGACGATACAGATTTTATCGGGACCCTAAAGCAGATTGGAACTATCCCAGAAACTATTATACATGACTCAACAGCGGAAAAACTATTTTCTAAAGCATCGGATGCTGTTTTATCCCGAGCATTTAGGGAAGTTGGATTAAAATCCACCGTATTAAAAGGTCGTAACAATTCTGCTGATGTTTTAGCAGAATCGCCCGTTCATGGTTATACACTCGTCGCAGACGCAAAGGCGTTTAGACTGAGCAGGACAGCAAAAAATCAAAAAGACTTTAAAGTAACTGCACTTTCTGGTTGGAGAAAAGATGCCGATTACGCTGTACTTTGTTCGCCGTATTTTCAATATCCATCTAAGCACAGCCAAATTTATGCACAGGCTTTGAATCATAATGTTTGTCTGCTGAGCTGGGAACACCTGATCTTTTTAATTGAAAATGGGATAAAAGAAACCCCGAATCTATCGTTTGCCCCTTTATGGAACTTCTGTGAACTTTATTCTCACAAAGTAGTATATTCCGATAAGGAAAAATGCTTCATGCAACAATTCAATTCCGAAGTCTTAGCCTTGACCGGTCTTGACAGCAGCGTATTTTCAGCCCAATTATCCGCACAGATCAAAACGATAACAGAACGCGGCAACCTAGAAAAATCACTTTTAGAAGAAGAAATCAAGAAAATCAAACAGTTTTCTCGTGAAAAAGCAATTGAAGAATTGATAAAAGATAAAAAACTCAACGAAAAGATCGAGCAGATCGACAAGTATATAAGAAGGTTACGCGCGTAATGGATAAACTCTTTTTAGGAAATTCAATTGAACTCATCAAATCATTTTCAGATGAGTCTGTTCATGCGATCATTTCTGATATTCCTTATGGCATTGGCTATGACGATTGGGATGTATTGCACAATAACACAAATACAGCGTATGGTGGCGCTTCCTCCGCACAATTAGCCGTCGGCGGACTATTCAAACGCCGTGGCAAACCGCTGAACGGTTGGAGTGATGCGGACAAAAAAATACCACAAGAATACCAGGACTGGTGCTCCTTGTGGGCATCTGATTGGCTTCGCGTATTAAAGCCGGGCGGAAGCTGTTTTATTTTTGCTGGCAGACGATATGCACACAGATGCATTATCGCGCTGGAAGAAGCTGGGTTCACATTCAAAGATATGTTGTCTTGGGAAAAAGATACCGCTCCGCTGCGAGCCCAGCGGTTGTCCGCTATATATGACCGCCGGGGCGATGAGGTCAACACAAAAAAATGGGAGGGCTGGCGGGTTGCCAATCTGCGCCCGCTCTTCGAACCCATTCTCTGGTTTCAGAAACCATACAAAACCGGCGGCACTATTGCAGATAACGTCCTGGACCATGAGATCGGCGCATGGAACGAGGCTGCATTACAGACATATAACCTCCAATCAGAATATAAAACGACAATTTCCAACATGATCAAAGTACAGATCTCTTCGACAGACCATGGCAAACATGTTGCGCAAAAACCATTGAAACTCATGGAATTACTGGTCTCTTTAGTCACCCTTGAAGGACAACTTGTGTTGGACCCTTTTATGGGTTCTGGTACTACTTGCTTGGCTGCCAAACGATTAAATCGGCATTATATCGGGATCGATATTGACCCGCAGAGCGTTCAAACAGCAAAAGAACGTTTAGATGGTCCGTCGCAAGTCGAATTGGCCTTATGAGCAAAGATGCACTTTCAAGACCAAGTTTATAAAATCGGTCAGAGCACACAAATACGACGAATAACTGCTCGTGAACGCACAAGGAGGGTATTCTGTGCCCTATCTTTTCATGAACCAGGACGTCCCCTGGCTGGAGTTTTCCTGCGTCCGGGACGAGTTTGACGAGGTGACGGCGGTGGAGGAGCGCTGGTACACCCACCTGCGGCCCCTGGGCTATCGGAGCCTCACCGGCTTTTTGGAGCGGCGGCGGGCCCCCAAGCACCGGGCCCATGTGGACCAGCTGCTGCTGGAGTACGGCTGCCAGAGCCTGGACGGCTATCTGGACGTGGCCCACGCCCTCTCGCTGAACGACACGTTCTGGGTGAAGTCCGTCCGCTCCTCCCTCACCTGGGACCAGGTGTCCCTCTATCGCAACCCATTCAACGCCGTCATCTCCCACACCGCCTTCGACGGGACCCTCAGCAGCCCCACCCTCTCCTCCACCTCCCCGGAGTTCAGTACCGACGGACAATACGCCAAGTGCTGGGTGCGGGAGGGGGACAGCATCCAGCTCTACAAAACGGGTGGTTTCTTCGGCCTGGAGCCAATCTCCGAGTATCTGGCGGGCCAGTTGGCCGCCCGGCTCTGCCCGGAGGCCGTATCCTACGACCTGGACATGTACCGGGGCCAGCTGATCTGCAAGTGCTCCCTGTTCACCGACGAGGGCCATGGCTTTGCCAAGGCCGCCGCCCTGTTCCCCGAGGAGCACACCCTGTCCGCCCTGCTGCGCCGGTTCGAGGACATGGGCAGCGGGGACGCCTTTCGCCGCATGTGCGTTCTGGACGGGCTGATCTTGAACACGGACCGGCACATGGGCAATTTCGGCGTGCTGTTTGACACGGAGACCTTGGAAATTCAAAAAAAGGCCCCGGTGTTCGACCACAACCGCAGCCTGCTCTTTGATCGGGACGCCGACCAGCTGCGGGACATGGACTTCTGTCTGCGCCACTGCGTCCCCCGGCTGGGCACGGATTTCATCGCCACCGCCAGGGGAATGCTCACCCCGGACATTCGGCGGGATCTGGAAGCTCTGAGGGGCTTTCAGTTCGCCCAGCACCCCGCTCTTCCCATCGCCCAGGACCGCCTGGACGGCCTGAACGCCATCGTCCAGCACCAGCTGGAGCGCATTTTGGCGTAA